ATTTAAGCACGAACTATAAAAATGCGTTATGGTATATCCCGTATCTATAAGTACGGTTAATCCTCTTTCTTTTTACCAATGTTATATTTACTCTCTAATGTCCAGTCTCCTTTCTCTTTATATGCAAGAACTTTGATTTGACTTAGAGGTGCAACATCAGTGATGACTTCTGCAGTAGGTATGGATATTAAGCCCCAATCACCTAGTAACTGTACTATGCGATTACGACGTTGTACATCATTTGTACTTAGGTTTGCTTTCTTACCATCAAGAGCAAACAACTCTTTGAAATGTACAATATAATATCTTCCTTGTTTGTGTAGTATATGGCATGATTGATATAACTTCTTCTCCTTGCGAGACGCTACACCAATTCTTGTTAGAGTTTCTCTTACTTTTAAAAAGTCATCTGGTTCTTTAAGACCTACCTCAACCATTTGGTCTGCAGACCACTTGACTTCCTCGGAGATAACACTCATTTTCTTCCTCCCATTTCATGTATTTGTTTTAAGGTTTCAATTTGAGATTTGGTTAGAAGAGATAATGCGACCTTCGCTTTCTCATTACTATATCCATAGTGTTTTTTGACCAGATCCAGATTATCAATCTGTTCCTTCTTCAACCAAGGAGAGAAACGTTTCCGTTTCCTTAATGTATATAGCAAAAAATTATACTGCATGTCCCTATCAATGTTAGGATGCATGTTCATCTCGTTCGCAAATAAGATACTATCAACAGTACCAGACAAACATCTATTAATGATGTAAGGAGGATAAGAAGATATCGCTGTAGGGTCATCAGCAAGGAGATCTTTCTTACTGAAGTTGATAGAATTAAGCCAGTCCTTAAGTTCAATTTTCATTACCACACTCTTATAGGACCACGCACACCTGTACCATGTTGATTGACCTCATAGATCATAGTTCTACCATCTTTTGTTTGGCAGTGGATCTCTCCTCCATTGATCACAGCGGTCTGTATGTTGCTACCGAACGTAGAGTATGCACCTCTACGAGTATGATATAATTGTGCACTACCTGATGGGAGTACACGAACCCCTAAACTTCCCATAATTTGTTAATACTAATTCACGACGTTCATGTTGATCCGACATGTAAGAACCTGTGGATCTCATTGTATAAGTATGATCAAAGTCATACTGGCACCACTCTAGAAATCTCATAACGATATCAGGGTGGTTATTATATGATATCATAACATTGCATAATTGCTCGTCCATGATATCTGCAAATTTTGCATGGTCAAAACCTTTATGCAAATCACCTTTGTGACCATAGAGTGCATCTTTAATATCATATGGTGGATCTGCATAGATAAACGTTAGCGTCTCATCGGAGACAAGTTCTTCGTATGACAGATTAGTGATTTTCCATCTTTGGATGAGTTCACTATACTCTGGCAAGCGTTCGATCCCCCGATGGGAAAAGTTTGAATTACTTGCTGATTTTGAGAATGAACTGCTCTCAGTAAGACCAGAGAAAGAACACTTGTTAATGATATAAAAATCAACTGCTCTATCTTCTTGACTTCTTGAACTGTCATTCAAGTTTTCCTTTGATTGTAAAAATAATTCTCTTGCAGTATCTTCATCAGGATGAAAGTTCTTTGCCTTCATGAGTTCACTGTGAAGATAGTCACCATTGTCTCTTAACTGAACCCAAAAATTATGCAACGGTTCATACAAATCATTTACCCAAATGGGTACCTCCTCAGGTAATCGTCTAGTCATTTCTATGGCCATGCTACCACCGCCTAGAAAAGGTTCACGATACTCTGTAATCTCTCGACTAGGTAACCATTGCAATAACTTTGGAACTGCCCTAGACTTGCCACCAGGATACCTTAAAGGAGTTTTAAGTTTCATTCTTCAACACAATCCAATTCTTGTATAGAATCTACTGGCACTTCATTACCACCGATATTATACCAGTGTTGTGGTATACCAATACTATCTTTTCTAACACCTAAGTATGAGAGATCACTAAACGAATGTTCACGCAACATTGCCTGTAATCTCCAGTGTATTAATTCAGACTTTTTCATTTAACCACCATGTCCTCTTGAAAATAATCTGTTGGAGGTGGAACTAAAGGTAAGTACCTACCTCTAGGTTCTACTGGAACTGTTAATACTTCTACCAGTAGATTGATATCAGCAGAAATAACTTCATTGGACTCTGCCATTCTACGATATCCTGTACCTACAAGGATTTGTCCTGTTACAACAGCAATAGTTGCAGCACCCCAGAACATATAATAAAATCTAGATTTCATTTGTGCTCTGATCTTGTCACGTTTACTCATTAGTTTAGTCATAATCATTTGAATTCACACTCTACCATGATTTCGGTAAGAGCTGCTAGTAAATTAATTTCTTGGTCAGCAACAAATGCTGATTGGTATTGATATTTAGCGATGATCAAAACCGCTTGAGGTATACTACTAGGAAGTAAAGAAGTATACAAATTATCATATACAGTTCTTAGTATAGCATTAGGATCATTGTCAAGATTAGACACAATCCATTTACGAACAATAGAGAATTCTTTGTTCTTTAATGCAGATACCAACTCACCAAGTTTTACCTGATTTAATACCGCCAGAATGCCAGTGTCGATAGACCCCGTGGCAGCGTACCTTTGGAGTTCGTTGAGTGTTCTTCTGAAGTCTGGGAAATATTTCTGGACGACTTCAGCGACGACCGCATCAACAAATTGTACATCTTCTGCAGTAAGTATCCCACGACACCGTTCAAAGAACTGAGCCGCAATCTCTTGTTTTTGTTTTCCTCTGACATTGCAATCAATAACAGTTGTTCTAGAATGTAATGGTTCAATAATTTTGTTCTTAAAATTACAGGTAAATATAAACCTACAATTCTTTTGAAACTCTTCTATTGAAGCACGTAATAATAACTGCACATCATGTGTAGTGTTATCTGCTTCGTCTATGATGATGACCTTATGTTTTGATGATGAGGTCAACGATACAGTAGATGCAAATTGTTTAGCACTGTTGCGTACAGTATCTAGAAAACGACCCTCATCTGATCCATTGATCACATAAGAATCAACTCCTAGTTCATGACATAAAGCTTTTGCAACTGTGGTCTTACCTATGCCAGCACTACCACATAAAAGAAGATTAGGTACTTCTCCATTCTTAACAAAAGATTTGAATGTATTCTTGATGTCGGATGGAAGAATACAATGCTCAATATTTTTGGGACGATACTTTTCGACCCAAAGAAAATCATCCTTCATACTTACTATCAGGTTCTAGTGCGATAAGATACTCAAGGTCTTTGTTTGCATCCCTAAAGAGAGACGCATTCTGTTTACTAATAGTAACCTCATAATCACCAGGTAACAACTTAAGGTTCTCAACCTTAAAGTTGAAACAAAACTCTTTGTCGGTAATCCCTACATTGACAGCGTAGGTATTAGATGTATCGTTCTTCTTGTCACGTACAACAAGTTTAACACTAGAACCATCACCAACTACTGCTAGATCTTCTATCTGATAGATTGATGCAGCTTTGATAACGTTAGATATATCTGCCCATGCTACTGTAAAACATACATCCTTACTAGGAAGCTCTACTCTATTCTCAGGTGGAGTAGTTATGGTAGATGGATCTGCAAAGAAATACCTTGAAGAATTCTTTTTGTCTTTGATGATGACGTAGTTATCATTCTCAAAATTGAACTCAGGATCTTCAAATAAAGTAAGTCCAGATAAGAACTCACTCAAATCATAAATTGCAAAATTCTTTGGGAACTTCTCCTCTACATTTGCACGAGACAATATGTTTTTTTGAATGGATAGAGTTGATAACTCTGTGCCTTCTTTAAAACAAATTGACTGGTTGATATTAGAGAAGTTTTTTAGAATGTCAAGTGTTCCTTTTGATAGTTTCATTTACTAAAATAATATAATAGTACACAATAGTGCACCGCTTTAAGAATGTCATCTTGGGGACGACCTTTTTTATTGTACCTACTCAGGTACTTAATTGCATTAGATCTACAGAATGCTTCTGCGTCACCAATACTTTCTATCAGATCAAGTGTCTGAAATTTGCCATTGGAATAATGCTGAGAGTATGTACTTTGAATGTACTTCTTTGCCAGTTCTAATGTTTGGTCTTCATCATACTTGCAAACAACATCACTGTCAACTGTGAAATCTATGTTACCCGAAGGAGCATAATACTCATAGGGATCTACATCTTCTCTCAAAGGGTAGTCATCCATTTCACGGATTTCATCCTCTGCAGTCCATCTTCCTTTTGTCTTGTCCATAATTGGATATTCCTCGTCTAGGGTTCCATCCAAGATAGAACCCGCTAAACTCCATGCATTAATCATATCAAACTTCTTTGTCAAAGTCAACATCAGCATCCACCTTGTCATATAACTCTTGGAATGCTTGCTTTGTCTCTTCGTCAAAACGTGAGATACATGTGGTGATTGCCTTAGCACGATTGCCGAAGATCTCATATGCTTTTACGATGTGCACAAGTCTACGAGTAGAGATGATCTCATCAATACCACCATCAAAGAATGTCTTACGGATGATGTCTGCCCAGTCAACAAGTTTGTTGTTGAACTCTTTGTCCTCACCATTCAATGCATCAAGTATTTTGATCTCACTAGCAGGTGTAGGATACTGCTGTTCAAATGTTACTGGGAACCTTTCTAGGAATGCTTCGTTAAGAACGTTAGTACCTACAAATCTACCATCTTCAGAACCTTTACCTTTTGTGTTAGCAGTTGCAACAACTGTAAAGCCTTTAGCAGGTTGTATGAACTTACCGATCTTTTTGAGGAAGACACCTTTGCCTTCTAGTATAGATTGTAGACATAAGATCTTGTTAGATGCTAGGTCAATCTCATCAAGTAATAGAACTGCACCTCTTTGAAGTGCTTCTACTACAGGACCGTTGTGCCATACTGTGTTGCCATCGACAAGACGGAAACCACCGATAAGATCATCTTCGTCTGTCTCGATAGAAATGTTTACTCTGATGAGTTCTCTGTTTGCCTGAGCACATGCTTGTTCTACAGAGAAGGTCTTACCGTTACCAGATAAACCTGTGATGAACATAGGATAGAAGATCTTTGAAGATATGATCTTTTTAACATCAGTAAAGTTACCGAACTTTATGAAGGTCTGATCTATTTGTGGAATTAAATTCTGATCTACAGAAGGGAGAACAGTAGGAGCTGCAAGTGCCTTTTCAAGTATCTCTCTACCTTCTGATACTGTGAGGTTCCATGAACCTTTCTTAACTTGGAATGCTTTTAACTTACGTGCAACTGTTGGATATGCACAACCTACTTTAGTTGCAAATTTTCTTACGTGAGAAGCATCAATCTCGTTGCCAAATGCATCACGTAGTTCATCAACGAAGTTGACGGATAGTTTTCTCTCGAAAGGCATAATAAAAAAATCAATTTGTGTATGTATTAATAATATCAAAAAAATACCCCCTGTGAAGGGGGTGTGTGCCACTAATTTAATTGGTTAGTGTCTTATAAATTTACCTTCCTCAACACCTTCTGAGACTTCTTGTGCTAGGTAAGCATGCTCACAGTTTGGGTGCTCCCATGGGAGACATCCGTTAGATACAAAGTAGTGAAATAGTTTCCTACAGTCTATACCTAACCTGTTAAAGTACACGTTGTGTACCTTGTTTCTTTTAGTAGATAAGTCCTCAACTTTTGATGGAAGACCAACAGAAGCTTGTATGTTAAGGTGCTTATCTATAGGAACGTTTGCAGCCTGACTGAGAAGTGGATTAGTTCTTGAATTCCAGTTTTCCATGTTTACATAATAGTTGTAACCATGATCTGCTGAATTGTTCATGACCTCATCAACGTATTCATCAGTTGATCTAGCAACAAAATCAGCGAAAGTCTTATCGTTATGAGATGAATAACGATTAGGTTTTACTGATACGTTCTTTTGACTAACAATCCAACTCATCATCTCTTTTACAATCGTACCTTGTACAGTTGCAGTTAATGAGTTGTTTGCTATGAGTGCAACTTCAGTCTCAATCTCAGTTTGAGTTGTTAGTTTGCCCTCAGCAATGCCAAACTTAATGTGCTCTATAACTTCATCTTTGTTGTTTAACTTAGAGTGGAATACTCTTTCGTTGTTAAGAGTTTTGGCAAATCTTTTACGTGCCCATCCATCTGCACACCTGACGTAGACAAACATCCAACCAGGTATGGATAAGATCGCACAGGCATCATGCCTATGTCCACCAGTGATGATATCACCAGTGTCTATGTCAATGTAAACTGGAGGGCAAGAACTATCAACACCATTCTGTTGAATGTCTTCCTTCAGTAAGTTGACTTGTACATCATTAGTTCCGTATACACGTCCAATGTTGTTTTGTTTTTTAACTGTTGCCCAAAGACCATACTTAGTTTCGATAATCTCGATACCGTCTATGGCTTTGTCACTAACAGGGAATGTCCAGACACTAGGGTCGAACAATCTTTCATCGAAGTATTCATTTGCATATTGCGATGGAGCATATGTGCAATTGAATGCCTTCTCTAGCGTTTTTGTCATAAGTTTTTTTCCACCCGAAGATGGTCAAATAATAGTGAACCTTATAAGCATAGCATAAAAGAGAATAGTGTCAAGCTATTCTCTCAATGAATGATGTTAGGATCTTTTTGTTCATCTTCTTACCACCTAGAGACTTGACGAATGCTCTCTTGATTTGTGCCTTGGTTGCATCCTCTGCAACTTCAAACTCAGTATCATTGTCAAGTGCCTTAGAGTTTAAAGCATACTGTACAGTGTATGCACTTGATGTGCAGATGAATGATTTAGTCTTCTTCCAGATAGCATCTGCAGCTGCAACCTTCTCCTCATCATAACCTAAGCATCCACGCTTAAATCTGTACCAGTCATTGCCACTTATAAGACGGATGTTCATGAACTCACACTGAGGAAAACGATCACGTAATTGATAGATGAATGTATCTGTCTGATTATACTGATCATTAGTAAACTGGTATACATTACTAGTTTTGCGATCACGTAGGTAGACATTGCTCTTGATGTTTGCTCTGGTGATCATTGTACCTTCCTCACGGTATCTGTTTACTTCTCTACCATAAGGAATAGGATAACCCTCACCATCAGTTAGATTGATAAGATGCATTTTCTGAACACCAGTTCTCTTTTGAAACTCAGGAAGAATGTGGTTCATAGAAATCATCGCTTCATTTAGAGGAGTGCCACCCATGCCTAGTTGACGAGGAAAACCACAACTATCATAACTTCTCATAGCAGATGCTAAACGGAATAAGTTGTGCATTTGTTTGTCATGTTTACGGTTGTTGCAACCACTACTTAGTATGTTGACCATGCTAAAGTTTTTAAGAATAAGTTTATTCTTATGCTCAAACTTTTCTTCAATGTCATACTTTTCTCTTTCGTAAGAATAACTATCTGAGAAAAGATATACATCATAAGCAATACCAACTTTACGACAGAATGTGACTAGAGTAAATAGTTGCTTCATAGTATCTTTGATGATGTTACCCATAGAACCAGACCAGTCAACATTGAAAACTAGACCATGACTTTTACCATCAGGTATAGTAGTTACCTTTCTGAATAGATCTTCATTGTATTTGTATGTGTGAAGTTTAGATGTGTCTAGAACTCCAGTACGACTTACAGTAGCACGTGCATAACCATCTGCAGCTTTCTTCATCTCGAACTCTTTTACAAGATAGTTAACTTCTTTCTGCATAGAGATCTTGAACTTGTTGTACTCAGCATCTGTAGTCTGTAATGCATTAAGGTAATACTTTTGCATTTGTAATTCATAGTCATCACCAACACCTGATGGGTTTTGTATTTTTGTATAGTGCTCATCTAATAATTTGCTGACCTCATCATTACTAATGATAACGTTAGCATTGATAGACTTAGGTAACTCAACATAAACATTCTCCTCACCTTCAAGTCTAACTAACTCACGTAGTGCACTCTCAAGATCATCAGCAGTTCTTACTTGAGGTGTATTAGGCATAGTCTCATTTGCTTCGTTACGACCTGCCTGAGTACCAGTTGTTTCTGTCTGCTCACCTTGACTATGTGTTTGATCATCATAATCTAGACCGTCATCTTCTATTTGATCTTCTGAGTTACCTTCTTGTGATTGCTCATCATCAAATAAAGGATGCTGTCCCTCTGCACCATCACCTTTCTCACTACGACCCTCACTTAGATCTTCAAAAGGATTGTTTCCATCAAGAAGATCTTCTTTCTTCTGTTGCTCTAGTTCTACCTTAGCATGTGCTAGTAATTTTCTAGCAAGTGCAAGTGTATCTTCAAATGTGTCTAGTTGTCTTGCTTCTTCTGTAAATACTTTTTCATCATCACTGAAAGGAACATCAACATAGTTACCAATCTTCCACCATAGATTTAATCTATCTGCAATATTGAACTGAGATATATCTTCACCCTCAATCTTGAAGAAGTCCTCGTCAGAGAGGATCTGATAACCCTTGTAGAAAGTTTTTGAAAGGCCAGCATATCTACGCTTCATGTGCATCTCAATGCGAATGTCCTCAACAACATTGACAAACTGCATTGGAATTTCTTTGATGAAGTCCCACTGGTTAGGAGTATATAATGCATGACCAACCTCGTGTGCAATCAATGCATCTACAACAGCATTCTCTTTGTGTGACCATGTTGGTAGAGTTAGAACTCTAGTATCAACATTAAATTGTGCTGTGCTGACTTGACGATGCTCTACAATCAAGTCTTCTTGAGCAAGTAGTTTAGCAAGTGATTCTTTGACGATGTTCATAGGTCTTTGTGTCTTATACTATACATTGTAATAAGAAACCCTCCGCTTGGGAGGGTTTAGTAGACACTTTTTTAAGTGGCTCCGTCTTGCACGTGCCTGTCGTAATGCTTGTGGTTTGAGGTGACGCTTCTTTTCCTTTTTGGAATGATGCTGCCAATTGGGGACTTTCATTATTCCTCCTGAGATATAACTGAGAAGTTTTGTTTTCTTTCTACTACTAGAGTAGAAGCAAACTTATCTTGTAAGGCTTCTGTCTTGTGAGATATCACAAACACATTTGTTTTATCAGAAACCGTGTGTAGAATTTTGAGGAAATCATCTGTACCAGATGTATCTAAACTACTATCAAAGATCTCATCTAAGATTAGCAGATTAGTATTAGCACTGTTCTTCATCTTGGCAATAGTTCTCCAAGTAAACAAGAGTGCAAGGTCAATCCTCATCTTCTCACCTTCAGAGAATGATGCATAAGTAAACTCATCTCTGAACCTAGATTTAATAGTCTCCATGAAATTCTCATCGAGTTCAAAAGATACATAAAAATCTAGTTCTTTTAAATACCTATTTATGAGTTGGTTCATAATTGGTAGGTATTTTTTTATTATTGTACTCTTAATTCCAGTGTCACGCAACATAGATGTGACGGTATCATAGTTGTCACGTGTTCTCTTAGCGTCAAGTAGGGATTCCTCTACCTTCATTCCATCTGATGCTAGAGTTTTTAATTTCTTTTTCTCTCTTGTAATGTTGCTAGTGTTTCCAGATGATATCTTATCTTCTATCTTTTTAATTTCTTTCTTCTTCCATTGTATTTCTTTATTACACTCACTAATTTTTTGTTGTGCTGTCAAGAGGTCAGACATAAGAACTTGTTTCTCTGATACTTGTTCTAATATCTTTTTTAATTTATCTTGCAACTGTTCTGTTGCCTTATCAATCTCATCTAACTGTGTACTGAGCTCAACCTTCTTAGCACTTCTAAGATTTGCTGTGATGGTCTGTTCACAGGTAGGACAACGATCATTCTTCTCAAAAAATTTATACTCTTTCTTAAATGCTTTTTGTTTATCCTTAAATCTTGATTCGTATATACGTAACTGATTTAACTCTGCGTCAACATCACCATACTCGTCTAACCGTTTCTCATATAACTTAGACATGGTGAGATCATCGTCTACATCTTTTGTAATGCATGATATCTCATCTTCTAAACTTGAAATCTCTTCTTTACGTCTAGCATTATTTGCAGAGGATTGTTCTTGAAGATCAGCAATAAATCTTTGTTGCAACTCTACTTTTTGTTTTGCCAGTTCGTAATTATATTCACAATCTCTAATGTTCTCTTTGACAGTTTTAAATCTTTCTTTGAGTATAGAATTCATTGTAGAGAAGATACGAATATCCAAAAGATCTTCAATAACTTCTCTACGGTTTGGGGGGTTAAGTTGCATAAAGGGAACAAAGCTTGATGATCCTAAGATCACCACCTGAGTAAATGATTTATAATTCAACCTCAGTATACTTTGCTCCAGATGTTTCTGTTGCTCGTTTATCGCTGCTTCTTGGGAAAGCATGTTACCATTAAGATAGATCTCAAAGATCGTAGGTTTGAAACCACGTCTTATCATATAGTCACGAGAACCAATACTAAATTCTATCTCAACAAGCAAATCCCTTTCGTTAACTGCATTCACAAGTTGTGCTTTAGTTATCTTACGAAAAGGTTTATTGAACAAACCAAAACAAATAGCATCCAAGAATGTGGATTTACCTGCTCCATTTGTACCAATAATCAGAGTGGCAGGACTTGCATCAAGTCTTATCTCACTAAAAACATTACCAGTAGATAGAAAGTTCTTCCATCTAACAGACTTAAAAAGAATCATTCGACAAAAATTAATCCCTAGGCGGTACTACTATATCATCAGGAGTGACAACATAATATTCATGACCGTGTGCAACGCAAGTTTGTATAATCTCTCGATCACTTACCTCTACCACTGACATCTCTGGAAAATCTTCAGCTTCCAGAAGTCCAGCATAGCGTACTGCGTCGTCTTTGTCAAGGAACATGTATACTAATGGTTTATTCTTATCTGTATTAACAGCGTAAGCCCCTTCGTTTTCTTTACCATGTATTGCTAAAATATACATTAGACTAACTCCAGTGCTTCTACGTATAAGGATTTGAGAATAGATTTAAGTGCAGGTTTATCAGAATGATTTAAGTCATCAACATATCTTTCAAGGATAGTAAGTGTATCTTCTTTTTCAATATCAATCTCTTCATTAAGATCCTGTTCAAATGATGGATCCTCTATAACTTTGATCTCATGTACACCTGCAGCATACAATTGACTAATAAAGAATTCAAATTTATCAGGATCAGTTTTCTTCTCTACAATAATCTTTATAAAATTACTAGTAAAGTCAGCATAATTAAACTTACTACTATTTAACTGATCTTCATTGTAGTAAATCTTAGAATATATCTCATAAGGGTTCGGTATAAACTCCAATTCTTTAGTTTCAGTATCAAATATATGGAAACCACGTTTACAATTATAGTCATTCCAATAGATCTGATATGGATTACCTAGGTATGTGATGTTTTCTCTGGTGCTTCTTTGGTGATAGTGACCTGAGAATACTTTCTCAAACTTTCTATAAGGAGAAGTTGCAGCACCATGATCCATGATGTATCCTCTATGTGCTTCAAAACCATTGAGTTCTAGATGACCCATTGCAACAGTAGACTTGGTTTTTTCAATAAGATCATAAGTCTCATCATGGTTCTCTGAGTTTATCCAAGGTATGAATAGAATAGGTAGTCCTCCTATCTCTACTTCGGTTGCTTTAGAATATATTTCTACATTATCATACTCACCAACTGTAGTCACGAGAGTGTTTACTAAATTAGTATCTTTAAAATATGCAGTATGATTTCCCACAAGAGAATGAACTTGCACTCCCATGTTTTTTAGTACATCAAAATAATTATGTGTTGCCCATTGTGCAGCCCAGATGTCTAAATTTCTACGGTTGTCAAATGTATCTCCTAAATCAAGAACTGTTTTGATGCCACGTTTTTTTAGAGTAGGAAAGAATACATTTCTATAAAACTTCTTAAAGAAGTCATGAAATATTCTACTAGATTTTCTTGCACCAAAGTGTTGATCAGTTATTATTGCTACCTTCACTTCAGTTGTTGCTCCAAGAAGTAAAAGTATTCGTCATTAGCATTGATCGGAATGGTATACATTCCTTTGTGTTCACGCTCAATTTCAATTATAGTTCCGAACTGTCCTCTCACATTATAACCTAAATCCTTGAATAGGTCAACTGCCCTCACTACTATATCCCTATGTTTATCCATTAGGTTTTCATCTTTCAGTATTTTAATGTATGCTAGACAACTTAGGATGCCAGGCAAACTGAAACTATATGTAAACCCATGCTCCCAATCAAATTCTCTAGGCAATGCTTCATGTATCTTATCATTGTATAGTGTGATACTCAATGGGAAGTAACCTCCTGTGATTGCCTTGCCCATAGTAAAGATGTCAGGTGCAACTGGCAACCTCTTCCAACCTACAAATGTACCAGTCTTTCCTCCTCCTGTAAAAATATCATCTATGATTACTAGAACTCCTCTGTTCTGTATATCGTTTATCTTATCCCAAAACTCTTCCGTATGTGGTCTGATACCATTTGCGTAAGGACAAGTTTCAACCACTACACACATAACATCATCCCAGTTATGGTTGTCTACAACAAACTCTATTGGTAATCTCATTATATTTTCACATGGACTCATGGTGTAAAAAGGATCATTGAATAAACCATCACCCATGCTCTGAGTTAGTAGAGTTGATCCATGGTAACTATCTCTGAATACTACTATCTTATTACGTTGAGGACTTCCTACCTCTTTTTGATATGCACTAGCAAGTTTAACTGCTCCTTCTACTGCATCACTACCACTTAATGCAAAGATACTTCTATACTTAACTGGGATTTTTCTACCATCACCACAATCTCTACAGGTAGTAGTCGTTGATGTAATAGCTCTGAGTGTCTTTGCTAGTTTGAATGTGCAGTTGTTTAACTTGAGAGGTTGAGCATCAAAGAAGTTCTCACCTATCTCTGGTTTGATGCACATATTATTATGAACATATCTCATGATCTCCATCTCACCATACCCCAATGTATAGCAACCGAAGTTCAACATAGGGTCTATGTACCTCTTACCATCTAAACTCATCCTACCATATGTCCAACCATACTCTTGGTTGCCCACGTTTTTTTGTTTGCCTGATATTAATCCTAGATATTTCATTCTCTTATAAAAGGTTGTTGTGGTCCTGTAATGTTTTTCAAAAAGAAATTAAGTGTCAACCTATCAGTTTTACTTCCAAAGGTCTGAGCTGCATGTTGTGTATTACCATCGAATAGTATCATTCTGTTGTATACATTATTAATTCTAGCACTCTCCTCATACTGTCCATTTACTTTATTAAATGCATGCTCATATATTTCATCAGGTACATCCTGACCCTTATATAATGCTTCTTTTACATCTGTGTCTACTGCTTCTTGAAAAAAGTATCCATTTTTTATTGTGTATATTGACGTACCAGTATCTTTCTGTGGATGTTTATTGAGATAGATCAATCCACCATAGAGACATCCACAATCATTATGTACCCACCCTTGGTTCTTGGGATGATACTGATCCTCATGAAGAGGTTTGATAATCTGGAATGTCATATCCATCTCCCAGTAGTCAGGAATTCTTTCGTAATGCCATTGAAATAATCTTCTGCATACCCAGTTGAATAAAGGACTATTGAATGTATTAATATTCTGAGTTCTTTTGCCTGGCCACCTACCATCAGTTGTATTAGTATACTTTGCTTCGTATGCAAGTTCTACAATTTTGTCTGGATCTGGAAAAAAATTATCTAGAATGGTAACTGGATACATCATATAGATCTAAGGATTGGTGGTAATTGTCCTGTCATTTCTCTACCAAAGAAGTTGAGAGTTATGCGTTCTTGTTTGTGCCCATAAGTTTCAACACCATGGTGAGCATAGGCTGGAAATAATACAAACCTATTGTATACATTCTCTATCTTAACAGTCTCTATGTACTGGTCATATACAATATCCCATGCTTTATTATATTCGTCAAGGTCTAGTTCCTCATCCTTGTATAATGTTTCTTTTTGTTTTAACTCACTAGGAGTCTGTCTAGTAAAACCATACTTGGGTCTGTAGATCGTCGTTCCTGTATGTGGTTCTGGGTTCTTGTTCAAGTAAACTATACCACCAAACCACGTGTCAAGATCTTGATGTATCCATCCACGGTTTCTTTTATCCCATTGTTCATCTGCTAGAGGTTTGATGAACTGAAACTGAGTTTGCATATTATAATACTCAGGTATCTCATCAGAGAAAATTTTGTAGATACGATTACAAAAGTATTCAAACAACCTCTTATTTGAGATGTGCAACATCTTAGTTCTAGAACCTGGCCAGTTGCCAGGACTATTATAGGTCTTTAGTTTTTTTGCGTTTTCTACTATCTGATCAGGATCTTCAAAGAAGTCATCTATTATAGTAAGTGGATAGGTCACTTAATTTTTATTTCCACGTTTTCTTTTATTGTATTATAGTCTGAGTGACCTGTTTTGTCATCCGTATGGAAGACTTGATCGTATCCAGACTTAGTTAGTATTTTATTCTTTATCTCTAACTGGCGTTTCTCTTTCTGTATTCTTCTCAGGAAAGCATAGTAAATGATCTGAGTGAAGTATGCAAACGGGTTCTTGGATTTTTCTGGGTTGAAGTTTTCTATGTACTGCACACAGTTCTCTATGCCATCACATATCATATCCTCTCGGAACATGTAGTTGACAAAGTTTGGTTTGTATGATAGGTGTGTAGCAATCTTTAAAAAACATTCACCAATATAATTACTGATTGGTGGTCTTGGTTCATCCGCTTCTTTTGCCTTAGCACATTGTGCTTTGAAGATGATAAGTGCTTCCAAGAATTCTTTATTGTTTACATAATGCTCACTCTGTACCCTTTTTCTAACGGCCATATCGGTCTCTCTTTGTATATATTTTATACAATTTTTATTGAAAAGTCAAGGGGGGCTTGACAAGACACTCAAAAGTGTGTACACTACGAGTGTGCGAGTTCAAGGGACATTTATATATCAAATATCTTCTCTAAGTTTATTCTAGCTTCATCTACGGTAGATAACCTTCCAGAACCATTTACAGTATCAGCATTTAATCTTCTTAAAGACATTGCATAGAAGATCTGAACATCAGTATCTACTTCTACAACAGTTATGATCTTGTCCTTAGGAATAAGAAATTCTTCCTCGCGTGAAAATTTCATCCACGGTTGTACCTTTGCACCTGCCTTGTTACCTTGTAGCATCACCTCTTCTACTTGAACAGGATTGTCTACAATTAGATAGTCGCCATTCTCATCACGAACATACTCCACCATTGCAAGTATCTCTTCACCGCTTACTAATTTTAGGGCGGCTAGAAACTCTGGTTTGTCAGGTATGTTATTTGTTTTTGATTCTGACATCTATAAACTCGTAGTTAAAGTTTTCTTCATTGTATATTTTAACACGTTCTATCAAGTGGTTCAATGTGTAATTGTTCCTAGAACCTCTTGATGTATCATCAGCGATGTCATATAAGACTGCCTTTGTTTTGTGATCCCCTTTTCTTAAGACCCTACCGATCGACTGGAGGTTCCTGATTTTCGATTTTGAAGGCGATGCAAAGACAACGTTATGTAAATTCCGAATATTAATACCAGTGCTAAAAGTCCCATAGGATGCAACTATAATACTATCATGAGTAGTTTCAGCGATTCGTCTTGCTTCCTCTCTGTCCTCGGTATCGACCCCTCCGTGTACTAAAAAGACTTGACGATCCTTACCTACCTTATTATTTATCAATTCAAAAAGGGGCATGCCATGCCGTTCAACGTAGTTGAACAAGACGAGAGTGTTACCAGACAGGTCACAAACTAGGTTACGTATGAACCTATTCCTCATTTCATGCTCTACGAGGTAGTCCATCTCCTCCTGATAGGTATCAAAAACTTGTTTGTCATGTTTGAGTACAAGGACTTTGATCTCAAATTCAGAAAGGTGGCCTTCTTTAATTAGTTTTTCAGTCTTAGTTACCTTGTCTACAGTCCCAAAGACCCCTTCGAGAACAAGGCGGTTGGTTTGTGTACCATCCAAAGTGCCTGTAAACCCTACGCGATATTTGCAATCGTAGAGTTTATTCATAATACTGGTAAGAGACTTTGCTTTGAATAGGTGTGCTTCATCTCCTATGACTGCACCAAACTGTTCAAAGTATACCTTAGGTAGTTTATACACTGACTGCCATGTGGTAATGATTACATCCTTGTTGGATTTAGTATCAGCACCTGCATATATCTTGTGGCAATGCTTCTTTACATTCCATCCATAGTCCTCAAAGTCCTTATACATCTGTTCTACCAGAGATGTAGTGGGAACTACTATGAGTGTTTTTAAATTCTTAAGCTCCCAGAAACGTGTGAGAGCATATATCATGAGTGACTTACCAGAACCTGTAGGTGACAGTAAGAGTTTACGCTTGTTGCGTAATGCTTCGTAGATACCTTTGTACTGATAGTCTCTAACTTTATGAGGTAACTGCAGTGATTTGATCCAATCTCCTAGTCCTTGGGGTGTAACGAACTCATCCACTTCTGATGGAAGTCCGTAAAATTCGTTGTCCCTATGGATAACTTCATACCCTCTTTGCTCGCAAAACGCAATAATATAAGGGAGAAGACCAACATAAATCTCGCCTGTACCTGGGGAGAATAGTTTAATTTTTCCATCCCAATACCTTTTCTTGTACGCTGACATGAACTTGGCTTGTGGCACTTCAAAAGTGAACTCGTCTGCTAACTCATGCTGAACATGAGGTTCAGCTTGAACAGTTAGGTATACTTCGTTCTTCTTTTGAATGATGACATTAGATTTCATAACCCTTCAAAAATTTGGCGAACTCAATCGCATTTTTAATATAGAATGATCGGTTATTAATTGCCTGTAGTATGGCTTTTAATGCATCAACCATCTGGTTATAGTACTTCAGTTTAAGGACGGACTTAGCGTATACTTCATCAGCTTCCAGATATGTTGGCACATCTGTCTTGATGAGTTTAAGTGGAAATGGTTTCTCCGCTTTACCAGTATAGTACTCCCACCTATCTCTATAGGTGCGTTTGACTTCAAACTCCTGTTGATCCCTTAAGGTATTAAAGGTGTTGTAAAGTCTTAAGTATTTAGCGTGTAATTTTGGGATTGCTAGTGAGTCATGATCTAATTTTTCATCGTTTAGTTGTGAGTCTTGCTCCCACATTTCATTCAATTTGTCTAGGTTCATACTTTGTTTCCGTCTTTATCCGTTATCTCGTAGAGGGTATATTTAAAATTAACTTCTGCAGTAAAGTAATTAATGTCTGTTGCTGATGCATCAAACTCTAGTGTGGTTAGACTTGATGGGAATATATTGAAGAAGTTAACAGCAGATATTGTATTGTAGTTACTGTTAAGGATGAGTAGTCTTGCATCACTCATTGTCTTTTCAAATTCATTTGGCCTACCCTTCTCATCTACAGTTGCAATGTATTGTGCAAACTCTTTTTGATGTTGTGGGTTGGTCAAACCTTTCAACCACCTGTATATCTCATAGTAGTTGTCTAAGTCTTCATTAACTAAGAACCTTAGGTTAAGATCACCAAAGGTCATCTTATCGCCAGGAATAACATAGTCTTTGACTGGTGTTTGTATGTCCCTTACACCAATACTTACCTCAGGTATAGACGCAGACTGACAAAAATAATCCACGTTTGGTGTTCTACCAATAACGAACTTAAAACCTACAGGAGATAAGAAGTTTTTATTAGTGGGACTGAATAGTGTCTGCTCGTATGCCATTAGTTCATGCAGGTCTCCGTATTATTTATCCTAACCAAAAAACATCAGGATCGCGAATTTTGTCATAGATGTTAAACCTGAAGTCTCTGAAGTCTGGTTTCTGTGTTTCGTTATGTGCAGCATCTATCCACGTCAACTCAGCATTCTTACCTCTGGTGCTCTGCCCTTCTACATCATCAATGTTATATTCACCAACATAGTTCTCACCCACTGTACTAGGTTTGACACCGTTCTGCCAGTGCTGTACTGACATGAATATAGATCTACCATCACCCATAAATGCACCATGTATATCATCATGGTATACCTTGAGTGTAAAAAAATCGGATCGCATCTTACAGATCTTCTCCTGTTCAGGATGACTGTCTATCCAATAACCACCATGACTAAAACTTATCTTACCACGTATGTACACTTCATATGAATCAATGTCAGGATGCCTATGCTCAGGTATGATTGCATGTGGCGGCCAGTTCAGGCACTCGACTTGATACTGCCCTTCTTTATACATAACCTTCCTATGGAAGTTAGGTACACCAAAAAAATTTCTATTCCAACCTTCTGGTTTAATTATATCGCGAGGATTAAACGTAGTCAAATACTCATCGACAAACTCTGTGATGGCATCCATGCATAAAAAAAGAGGTCTAATTATTTAGACCCCCATTAAGATAAGTTTTCAGTGCATTGTTCTAATCGAATACGTTTTTACACATGGTCTTGCAAGTTGCTGGTAAGTCTGCACATTCTATTAGGCAATCAAAGTAATCGTCGATCTTTTGTAGTTCGCTATCGTAAGCTGCAGATTGTAGATTTTTGTCGGTCATATTCCAACTACCTAGTTGATTTTGACTTATTAAATTATGCATACTTGGCTCCTATTTAACACCATAATGTAGAGGGTTTGGTTGCATTTTCCTTCCTCCAATCCTACTATTATGTAGGCGAATCAACACTGTATTTTATGCTACAAAGTTACAAAAAGAAATGCCTACTAGTTTATACCTAGACAAAAAAAGAGACCCCTTAGGGTCTCTTGTAGGTGTATGTAACACGATATTACATAAGGTTAGCAACTCTAACTCTTCTGTAGTATGCGTTGCTGTTAAGGTTACCAGCAGCTTGTGGATCTGAATCAGATAAAGCAGCAAGTCCTTTAGCGAATGGGTTAAGAACCATTCCGTAACGAGTTTTAAACCCGATACGTGGCTGGAATGAATCCTGTCCAATCGCTCTGTACATTTGTAGCGGAACGTAAGGACAATAGAATAATCCTGCGTCGTATGCATTAGAACCTTTGTATCCAACAACGTAGTACTGATCAGAACTTACGTTAGCTGAATATGGGTCGATGTATACTCTGTAACGGCCGTTGAGTGTTCCAACGAAAGTATTACCAGTGTCATCAATCTCTCCAAGAGAGTTTGTAGCACCACCGATACCTGAATCGTAATCTAGAGTTCCACTCATAGCAAGTGCGGATGCAACGTCAGCAGATGTGACGATGATGTTACCCTTCCCTCTACGAGTTTCCTGTGCGATTGCGTTGGCATCTCTTTCGATTTGGAATAATAGTCCTTTGAATTTCTCAACTGACCATCTACCATTACTGTCTACGTCTAAGTCAAACACACCTTGGTTGGCAACGTTTGCTTGAGCACCTGGTTTTGCACCTCTGTATACAGTTCTAACTACCTCACGGTTGATTTCAGCAAGTATCTCTGTTGAGAGAATGTTTGCCAACTCAGACTCTGCATCTAATCCGTGGATAGCTTTCAAGTCTTGAGCAAGTTCAACTGAGTAGTCTGCTCTTAGAGCACGACCTTTAGCTTCAACAGCAATTCTGTCGATGCTGAATGCCATCTCCATGAACGCATTGTTAGCGTTACCATCACCTAAAGATTCTAAGTTAGTTGTAGTAAACTTACTTGAAGCAAGGTCATAGTTACCTTCAGTTGTACCACCACCAGTAGCATCGTTGATTAAACCTGGGTTTTTCTCAGTTGTTGCTGTTGGAGGAGTACCACCTTTAGTTCCAGAGAACTGTGCATCTGGTTCGTTGAAGAATGCTTCGTCACCAGTTTGGTTAGTATATCTACTTCTCATCGCGAAGATAAGACCAGTAGGACCAGACATTGGTTGAACGCCTGCGATGTCATAAGCAATAAGCTTAGGCATAGCACGACGAATTAGGGAGATGAGTATTGGGTCGAAACCTGCAACTGCACCTGTACCAGTTGTCTGAGTATTGATAGGACCAACGTTAGTTGGTGCTTCTGTAAGAACGTTACGCTCTTCTTGTAGAGCACGCTCTTGGTTTTCCAAGAGGATAGCGGTTACTGACTTACGATAGTTGTCCTTAATTTCAGGAAGACCATCATGGTTAAGTACTGGAGCCCACTTTTCTTGGAGTTGTTCTGCATTAAACATGCTAGATTTTTCTCCGAATTTTGTTTTGGGTTTGCAGTATGTTAAATTCTCTTAGCTAGTTCAGCGACATAATTTGTCATTGACTCACTAAGATTCTTTTCAACTTTAGTAGTAGGTTCTTCAGAAGAGATTTCTTCTGCTACTTCAGGTGTCTTTGCACCAAAGTAACTCTCTTTGATTTGACCTAGTTTTTCACGATACGACTCTTCTGTCTTGAATTCCACTGCGTCTGCCAAGGTTGCGAACTTATCTTTCTGAACTTCTGCAAGTCCTCTTGATAGTTCATTCAAAATCTCATTTTTACGATAGATGCCTACGGCTTCATGTAATGCAATGTTCTTCTCGACTTGCTCATTAAGTCGGGTCTCCATTTCATCAAGTTTCTCGTCCATTTCAGCGACTGCATCAATGCTCTCGTCTGGGAGATTGATACCACTTTCAATGAACAATTCTTTTAATCCTTCCATGAATGACTCTGTTACTTCAGTGCGGAGTCCCTTGTCAATAGCAAGTTCGTTCTCAGACATCCACTCTTCACAGGCATAGGATAGGAAATTCTCTATACGACCAGCGAACTCCTCTTTGATAATTTCGAGTTCTTCGCCAATCCTGCGTTCTGCAGTCTCCTTAAGTGATTCAACTTTTTCAGAAACCTTTGCACTTACAGCGGCTTCAAATACAGTTGTTGCTCTCTTTTGGAAATCTTCGTCAAGGTCTGCACCAGACAATACTGCCTTGATGTCTTCACTGACCTCTCCCTCGGAGATTGTCTCTCCTTCTTTCTCTACATCATCAAAGATCTTAGCGGAAAGTGCACCAGGCATTGCTGATGATGCACCACTAGGTTTTGTTTGTAGTGTAGAATCTTTTGTAGCACCTACAGGAGCAGCCGCTTTAGCACCTACGTTATCAGGTCCTTCGGGTTTTTCCTTTGTGCTTCCACCGACTTCGATAGCATCGTTTTTAAGGTCGGATTTTTGCTGAGGTACTGCACCTTTCTTGATGGCTGCGTCGCCAACAGCTGCGTCTTCCTCGATTTTCTCTTCAGGAGCCGCTTGTTCTGCGATCACCTTTTTGAATTTTTCATCAATACTAGACATTTAAGTAACTCCTTACGGGATAATTAGACTGCATTTATAATCTATAATTTATTTATAAATCACAAACTTCTGAGAAATTGATCGAAAGCTCTAATCTTTCTCTCAGCAAGCTCTTGTTTTGAGGGAGCATTGTCAAGTGATTTCTTGACAGCCTCGATTTGTGCTTCTTTAATCTTGCCATCTACAAGCGTCCACTCCTTACCTTCGTATATACCTTCAACGAATGCATCAGGTGCGGAAGGATCTGCTACTATATCTGCAGCAGTGGAAAGAATGAAGTCATCGGCTACTACGGATGTAGTACCCTCTTTTTTGAGAGAGCCTAAACCTCGTGAAGAAACACCGAGTTGTACCCCTTCCTCAAGCAAGTTCTTTGCGATCTTACCCATAGGGGTTTCTAACAACTTTGCTTTACCAATGAAGTTTTTACCTTCAGGTGTCAGCTCAACTATTTTATGTGATACACGATCCAAGTTTATAGTAGGACCTTCGGGATGACCAAGTTCACCAAGTGCCCTTCCGCGTCGAACGAACTCTTCGTTATACTTGTTGACTTCACGTGCCATAGTTTCGTATCTGTACATACGACCATTACGGTTTGTGATCTCTGTCTGAAGAAATACACCTTTGATGAAGGTATTTTTCTTACCGTCTTTGTCTTCGGTAAGTACCTCAACAGGTTCTATCTGTTCAGTTATCAGTTTCATCATTGTCTTCCTTTTCGGTATCATCATTGCGATTTAAAACATCCGCTGTTTCTTCTGGTGATGCTTCGCCTTCTGGAGGTAATCCAGTGGCACCATCATCAGGCACATGCGGAAACATTCTATTCGCAATATCTAGTTTACTAGCATCAACTGCAGCTGCAGCTTTTACTTGCAACATATCTTTGAGCTTGCCAAGAGCACTTGCATCTTGTCCTCCGTCCCAAAGTAAATCAACGATTTCTCGTTCCTGTGTAGCCATAATGTAACGTTGTCTAACTTTTATTTATTACCGTTGCTATTTTGAGCCGCGGGTTTTTGCTTTGCTTGTTGGATCTGAGCTTTCTTCATTTCTTGATCAAGCTCTAGATTTTCGGAATCTGCATCCATCTGTTGTTGGTCTGCAGCAACCATTTGTAATGGATCTATTGCTCTACCAGACTTAATATCGTCTGCCATTTCAATGTCGATTTCCTCCATCTCAGATTCAGTTTGACCTAGAATTTGAGTGCGGATATACTCCACTGAGAAGTACTTACCGATGTAAGGATCCATTTGTTGAAGAACATTCAACTTCTCTGTCATCATTTCTAGGTTCTTAAGTTCCGTAAAATGATTATCGTACAGATAGTCGTACTGGATATGCTCTTTCATATCATCCCAGTCTTCAGGAGTGATAACACTCTTCAGGATTAACTGGGTTTTTAGAGTATCATTAAAGATATCACTAAACTTTTTGCGGAGTTTACCCACAAACTTAGTGAACTTTAATTCGTCTCTAGTGATCTCAGATGACCTTCCAAGGTTAAATGAAGTAGTAGAATCTAATCTACCTGCGGGAACATTTAACGCTTTGTAAAGTTTTGTTTGGAAATATTGCACATCTGTTAATTCTCCAAGGTTTTGTCCGCCTGGCAATGTGGTAATCTCCGTTCCTCTACCCCCTTCTCTACGTGGAAGCCAGAAATCTTCCATCATAGACATGTATTTCCTATCATCTCTGATCTCACCAGTGGCAGCATCGTACACTAATTTGTTACGATACCTTCCCATAACTTCACGTAAGTATTGTTCTGCCTTAACTTTAGGTAGGTTACCTACATCAATATAGAATATTCTACGCTCTGGTGCTCTTGATATCCTGTAGATAACAAGAGAATCCTCAATCATTCTAAGTTGATTAAGAACTTTTATACCTTTGTGCAAGTAGGATAATACAATATTCCTATTAGTATCCATGATACCTGAGGTCACATAGGTGATTGCATCCTTTGCAATTTTAATTCCGCTATTTGCAGAGGTGTTGTTTAATCCTTTTGGATTGTATATAAAGTATTCTTCTGACTTACCAAAGTCATACTTCATAAACTCATCTGCAGTTTTTGGTTTGCTTATCTGCCTTACTTTTTTGATTTTTGATGGATCAATATATCTTACTTCTAATATACCTTTTGCAGGATCATCTAAATCAATTACCTTATGATAATATAAACGCCCATCAATGTACCATCTACGGAACATCTCATGGGCTTTACCATCAAAGGCAAATAGATTTTTTATATATTCAAACTCGTCTCTAATTAAATTTTTTACTGCGTCACTGACCTCAAGATTATCAAGGTTGACATGTACAGGACTGTCATTTTTATCAGCAACTATTGCTTCATGTATAATATCTTCAATGGCGGAATCCACTTCTGGATGCATCGCCATCTCTCGATACTTTTTCACCATGTCATATTCAGTCTTGAAGTTACCGTCTAGATCAAGATACTGACCATAGTAACCTCCTGCAATATAACTAGTAGCTCCGTCCTCGCTAGAAGGAGCTATCGGAGAGGGAGCACGATCCTTATCCGTTAGCTTTTTCTTAAACGAGAAACCGAATAACTCTGCCATAATATTTTTGTTTCTGCTTACCTAGTATTTATCTAGCTTGTAGCATCGTCAAATTCTCTACCTACTAAATTGTCTCCTACATCGAAGGTCTCGTGGTATTGATATGCAAACTCAACATCGAATTCTTCATATGAATCGTTGTTGTCATATGCAACTGAAATTTGTGATACGCTAACTGGGAATGCTTGTACTAGTTTGTACTTACGAATAACTTGAAGATTACCTGCAGCATTGCCACCTGATATCTGTGCGTCTGATCCGAACTTATCAAGTTGTGAGATTACTATATCTTCCCAAGTATCAACAATATCTGCAGTTGCAGTGTTTGAATCAACTCCGTTAGTTAGAGAAATCCATTTTTCATATGCACCTCTAAGTGCAAATGTGTCATCCATGTAGAATGTTGCTGTCCATGTTTCGTAAGTCCTATCGCCAGGTACTTTGATAACTCTTCCTCTAAAAGGAAGTTCAACTGTACCTACGTTAGTTGCTGGCAATGCAGCAGACTTACACATGTATGGAACCTCTGCTCCATTTGCTCCAGTTATAGTTGGAGATGTAACTCCTGTTGGGAAGTTGTGTTCGACTGAAAAGAGGTTAGGTCGTACACCACCCCTTATCGCTTTTTGGAATGATAGAATTCCTAATGGTGTTGTTGCCATTTCTGTTGTGCTCCTTTAATTATCTACGGGGTATAACTTCTTCAAAGCTAACACCAGTACGGGTAGCAACGAAAGTTAAAGTTATAAAGTTAATTGAGCGTGCAGGCTTGATATAGAAATCAGCCTTAAACTCATTACTGTCAACGATATCGGGAGTATTGTTTGTCCCGTCACAAATAACTTTGAAGTCGGTAACACCTCTTTCGGCTTGTACACCTCTAAGGTATGGTTCGACAACATTCTTGAAGTTGTTTCTTGTGAATTCGTCGTTCAGTTCAAAGAGAACCCCCTTCGCAGCATTACCGATTGTCTTCTCAAGAACTAAGAATAGACGACGGACATTGATGCGATCAAATGCAGATGGTGAAGCGAGAGCAGTTTTGTCTCCGAAAAGAACAATACCTTGACCAGGCAAACTGGTAATAGGATTAATTCTCTTCTGATACAGTGAATCTCTTTCGGATTTGGTTGGTGAGTATGCTAGTTTTATAGCACCTTTAATTGCACCACGGTTTAAACCAGCTGGTGAGAACCAAGGTAATCCGTTTGCAGTGGTTGCTGCACATAAACCAGCAGTATCTCCACAGCAAGGAATGTAACGATACTTGTCAGCAAATCTATCATAGACATACTTCCAAGTATTATCAAACACAGCGAATGATGTGCTTGCTCTTCCGCTAAAGAAGTCAATTACATTTTGTGTTTGTGTTGAAGAACTTGTTACTCCAACAACGTCTCCTCTATATGGTGAGACGAAAGCAACACAATCTTTTCTTGAAGATGCGATTGTAATAGCTGCATCTGCAATTGCTTGTGTATTTGTTTTACTTCCTGCATCGCCAGGACCTGCAATGAGGTAGTCGATTAGGCGAGTCTCAGGATCAGCAAATTCTTGTAGTGCTGTAACTATTTCACCAGATGTTGCACCTAGTGTTTCAGCACCTTTACCTATTCCGTCAACTGGATTGCTGAATGAGTAAGAATGGTTGCCATCGTTATTAATTCCATTCTTATTAACTAGTAAGTCAAACACTGTAGTGGATGGACTACCAGCATTTCCAGTACCAGGTATGTTACTTGCGTTATCAGTTAACTGATTAGCACTTACGTCATAAGCTTCAGTTTCGTGAGAACCCCAGTAAATAAATGCTGACCTCTCAAGTATTACTTGTGGGTAATAATTGATAGACCCTTCTGCACTCTTTGCATCATTGGCCTTAGACACATAAGTAAATTTTTCTAGGAGTGTTTTTGGTGTGCCTGTTACGGAACCAGTTCTGTCCCATACGCAGATGTGCATTTCATCATTTGCACCACCACGATCACTAACGTAAGTAGATGTACCAGGACGGGGAGCAATTACATTCCACTTACCAAGAGTTGTTGTAACACCTTGAATTAGAACACTGACATCTTGTTGATCGTACCAATCTATAACTGATGTGATGTTAAGGTCAGTAGTACCATTCTCTACATCATCTGTAGTTGTCCATACATCGTTACTAATGATTGATAGTTGGTTTGTAGTTGCATCCCAATCATAGATCCTTGCTGTTTTAGTACCAGCAACGTCAGCAATTTCTGTACCAACTGTAGTTGTTGTAGGTATACCATCTAGAGTTAAGATGTAATCTGCACCCTTGTCAATGACTGATACTACAAGACCATTACTATCTGCACCTACGTTTCTTGCTGCAAATTTGAATGGGTTGTTACTTGCTTCTAGATAAGCAGCTTCGTATATATCTTTTGATGCTATAGAAAGAGTGTATGGAGATGTTGTGAAATCGTCTGATGCGGTTAACTGTCCAGATGTTGCACAACGAACCACGTCGAGAACTCCACCATATGATAGGAAGCTGGCAGCTGTCCACCATGTCTCTGCGTTTGCGTCGGTGGGTTCACCAAAGATTTCAATTAATTGAGATTCGGTTGCGATACGTGTAGGGGTTGAAACTGGTCCTTTGCTAAAGGCACCAACAATTGCTCCGACGTTAACTTCCACTGTCTCAATCGACCCAAGTGTCAAATCCCTTTCTTGGATATCAACTCCTGGCGATAGAAGAGTGCTAGCCATGCTTATTACTCCTGATGATAAATCAATTTTTGTCTAAAATTATTTATTAAAAGCTTCTTTTTCAGCGATAGTTCCACATGAAGTCTCTATCACCATACTCATCAACCTTCCATTTTGCTGAGTCTTGTTCGTTCATATCAATAGTCCAGATATTTCCCTCAGTATCGACAATAGCTTCATCTTCTAGTCCATCATCAATAAAACCGAACGGAGCCATGTCCTGTTCTATCTGATTTTTCTGCTCTTCATATATCTTTCTACGTATATCTTGATCAGTCATTTCTTTGAAGTACTCTTGCTGTGCTAACCATGCAAAGATCACTAGACACATGACAAGATCGTCATGATATCCCTCATCTGCTTCAAATGACTGCTTATTTTGAATGAAAGTAGTTAGTTCTGCTACTATATTATAGTCTCGTGCTAGTAATTTATCATCTTCTATCAGTGTTTTGAGGTTACTGCATCCTTGTGCCTTAACAGTCTTGCTCATTTTTACACCCATCTGGACTTTGTTACCTGAGAAACCTTGCCCAACAACTTGACCAGATCTACCACGCATAGCACACATCAAAACATTTTCATATTCTACATCATAGTATAGACTAGCAGCTACCGCTTCACCTATATCATTTACTTCTATAAGAACATGTGCATTGTTATAATTCGTTGCAACATTGTAAATTACGTTCGGAAACAACATCGGTCTGATGTCTTTGTTTCTATACTTTGCTACTAGTTTCCATGGAGCATGTGTAATATCAATGATTACAAAGGCAGAGTAATCCTGTGCGAGACCACGAGATACGTCAACACATATGATGTAATCATGATTGTCAATAGGATTTTCATAAACATCTAATCCTGCATTCTGTACTAACGGGTCATCATATACTAATGTTCTTAGTTTAGCAGCTGAGATTAATGTGTCAACAGATCCAAGGAACTCACACTCAAACTCCTGAGTGAATTGTCTTTCTGATGTGTTGGCAATCGTCGTTTCTTTCCACTTGGCATCTCGACCAGGCACTTTAGTCCAATGCACTTCAGTCCATGCATATCCATTTCTTCCTTTCTGTGCATCAACCCACAACTTATAAAAGTGGTTCATACCAAATGGGGTTGATATAATTATTACTTTTGTCTTGGTACCAGAAGTGATAGTAGGATATACTGAGCTGAAGAATGCTTCAGCAATATGATTAGGTACAAAGGCAAACTCATCAAGGAAAATAATATTGAAAGACATACCTCGAACTGCACTTGCGGAGGTAGATGCTGCCAGTATCTTAGATCCATTTTCTAACTCCATACTTCCTTTATTGTACACAACAATACCTTGCTGTATCCATAAAGGTAATTGCTCATATGCTAATTGTAATCTTCCGAGCAAGTCTCTTGCAGTAGATAACTTGTTGGCAAGAATACCGATATTAACATTGTCATTAAACAGTGCATAATGTAAAAGGTAAGACACACAAGTAGTGGACTTACCAGTCTGACGAGGTAGTTTTGCTATATTAAATCTATGCTCATGGAACTTTTCAATAAGTTCCTCTTGAAAATCCCACATCTTAAATGGAACTATACCTTCATCAAGTGAGATGATCTTGATATAGTTCTTAGCAAAATATACAGGATCCTCTTTGCACTTGAGGTATTCCTGTATTTGCTCTTGAGTGAATTGTATTTCAGTCCCAACTTTTTTAAGGTTAGGATTACCCAAGTAATAATCTGACGGGTTAGTCGGCATGTGTCACTAAGTATGTCTCCGCTTCCTGTTTGGTATCAAACCAGTGCAGATGATGATTTAACTGAAGTGTAAATTGTTTTTCAATATGATCGTAGCCGATTACTCCTTCGTAATCTTTCCAATCAAGATCTAAACGATCCTCTGGTACCTCGCTCATGACTGAACTCCTCCTTCTTTAGTTCATATTGTAGCATAGATTTCAAGATTTGGGCACGCCCAATATCTCGAAATGCTTCTACTACACGGAGTTCAGATTCTAATTCTTGTATTCTAGTCTTCATAATTAACAGTCCCAAGCTCTAAGTGATTTGTTTATTCTACTATCGGGGTCTCTAGCAGTCTTTTTAGAAGTAAGTTTCTTTTTCATACCTCTCATTCTAGCACAGAAACTTGCTCTTCGCTTGTTTCCTTTCTTTTTACTTGGTCTTTTTAGGTCACTACCAGGATTTTCTCTCTCATATGACTTACGACCTTTCTCATTTAATCCACCAGATTTGTTCTTACCCTCTTTTCTTTGCCATGCAGACTCTTTATGAGTCTCACCTTTCATGAGAGTACCATCTTTCATTACATGGTGACCCTTGGGTATAGGTTTACACTTATGGTCTTGCCTGCAGAAGTATTCACCCTTCTTACAATTTTTTGCACTACCGTCATTGTGTTCTAGTGTAACTTCTTCATTTTTCTTTTTATTCTTATGCTTCCATGCAGTTGCATAAGCAATACCTTCTTCACCCTTTGTCAAGTTGCCATCCTTAGAATATGATTTCTTGATATGTTTTACCATTCTATCATACTTTGCACCTTTTGGTGCTTCCTCAGCAAACGCAGCATTTATTGAAGGTGTAGGACCTTCCTTGTCTTGACCAGACTCATAGTACCCATCATCAGGTACATGCTTTTTCTTTGCCTTAACTTTTTTCTTAACTGCTTCAGTTGTCAATATAACAGGTCCGTCAGTTGGATCTGATTCATGAAACTTTGTTACCCTACTGCCAGGATAAACACTATTTGCTATCCTCTGTGCACCAGGTCTTTGAAGTTTTTGTAACTTAGACCTAAAGACAGTGATATCATATTCTCTACCTCTCCAAATAAGAGAGAGAACATAGTACCTTCCATACATTGTAGGGATTCTTGTTGTCATCTAGTGAAGCCGATTTTTGTTACCTTAACTGATGCACCGCCAGCTGATGCTGTTAATGTATCTGTTGCATCTTTTTCAAATACTTCCACTGTCCCATTCAGAACTGTGGCACTACCAATGGTATTACCACCAGAGTCTTTTCTTGTGATTACAGATACAGCACTATGTCCATTATATAAACGAACAAGAGTTGCATTGCCCACGTTAGATGGGTTAGTAAGGTCTGTCTCAGCGGCTAATACGTGAATTACCATGATAGAATACTTCCTTTACTTCTTTATTTATCTTTCTTCTTAGATGCATTTTTGAGCATCTTTTGAAGATCAGCAGTACTACCAACAAACAGTGAGTTGTTAGTAACTACCTTCTTAGCACTCTCTTCTTTGACAGCTTTCTTGTCTTTCTGTAGTGCCATAAGTTTGTCGGCAACATCACCTACGTGTTTGATGAGTTGTCCAGCAACTTCGTATGCTCTAGGGTGATCAGAAGACATAGCCAAATCAAGAGCACCGTTGACAGCTTCTTGTCCTTTATCCACCAAGGCATACAGATTTCCTCGTGCATATTCATAGTCATCCTGTACCTCGTCTTTTCCTTCCACCTTTTTTATAGGTGTTCTTTCCTTTGGAGTAATCTCATCCACTACTGTTTCAACAGTATTGAATGTTTGATCTAATCCTGACATCTCTTCGTTATTCATATACGCTAGTCATCTCACTAAATCCGAAGTCATCACCACTAGTCAATAGTGCATCATCTACACTATCTATAAGATCTACTGCAGTAGCAGCAGCTGCGGCCGATGCAGTAGTACCATTCTGTGCTCGACGAACAGATAGTTTGTTTGGCGAGGTCTTACTCTTAACATACATCACTTCATTTCCAACCTCAATGTAAGATTGAGTAGGAATGTTGCTGTAGTCTACAACTTCGATCGTTAGATTTCTTGTAGTTATAGCACTTGCAAGTTCTGTAGTTCCATCCTTGTCTTTGTCTGTAAGTGCCTTCGGGGTGACTTGATATGCAACCTGTCTAGTGGATGTAGAAGAAGGCATAGTAGTATAGATATCTGCTTTTGCTTTCTTGATAGGAGCTGCAGTTCCAACAGGTCCGAAGATGTATGCTTTGACTGTAAATGACATTGTAATCAAAGTAATCTTCCTATCATCAAAAGTTCCTTCGTAGTCATCACTATAAGAAACACTATTTAAAATAATAGGAACATCTCTAAAGTCATTCATATCATCAACTAACTTAATAGTCATCTGGAATGATGGTTGGAATACTGGTAGTATCTGCTCCATGATCTCTAGAGACTCATCATTAGTTTTTGAGATTACATTTAATTCAAAATCAATATTATATGGTACAGGTGTAAACTGTTTCTTGACTGCATTGTTAGTATCAGCCTTAAGAGTTAATGTAGTTGGTGCAAGTTTTCTAGAACTGTCATACGAAATACCCGTCATCTCGAAAGATAAACGGGGAACTGTGATCGCAACCTTCTGGTTTAGATCTGCCTGTTGTTCTAGTCTTGCTAAAAATTTCTGTCGAGGACCGTATGCTAGAGGAACTTTCATCCTACTGTATACAGAACCATCTTTGTTCTCTTTCCTACATTCTATATTATTAAAGAGCGTACCAAATCCTATGACGCATTTTCTAATAATTTTATTATATGTGTATGTCCCTAACATCTTAAGTAATTACTCCAAATGGGTTTGTTTCACTAAAGTCTAAAATATCGTCACCTAAGTTTTCAAAGGTTACGCTTTCTGAATATTTAGTATCTGTTGTTGCCATCTCATCTCTATTATCTAGTACCATGGTAGCACCAGAGTCTGAACCCATAATGGTTTCACCTATAGCGAAAGTAGCAGTTGGCGATTTAAGTTTGATCCAACCTTCTTGTGCATCCCACTCAACCATCTGAGCTGTTGCACCAGTAGTACCACCAGTAACTGTTTCTGGTACTGTGAAAGTTCCAGATATTCCTTGTGGTGCAGCAGTAAATGCCATTGTTGCAGCTGTGTAACCAGTACCTGCATTAGTAATATCTATAAGTTTAACACTTCTATAACCAGAACCACCATTTAAAATATTGATTGCAGTCAAAACCCCATTGGTAAAAGTTGGTGTGACCGTTGCCTTTACGCCACCAGGATCAGGATCAGTTATCTGTAGAGTTGCTCTATCTTCATCATATCCCTCGCCACCATCTACTATGTTTACAGACATCAGTTGTCCTTGATTGACAATCCCTCTTATGACTGCAGATTTAGTTGGTGAACCACCAGACACAGTAATGTTTGTCATGAATGCAGTAGCAGCTGCATTGGATCCATTACCAGAAATAGTAATCGTAGGTGTTTCATTATATTTGCTACCATTGTTAGTAATGTAGATTTGATCAATACCACCATTGTCAATAACTGGAGTTCCAGTTGCAGTAACACCATTAGTAGTGAGATAGTAATGTTTAACAGTATATCCGTAATCAATGAGATCCTCATCACCCTCAAATAGATCACCTTGCTCGTTGCTGTATTCAAAGAGCTCACACTTGAGTTTGTAAACATAACCCTTACCAAGTTGATAGAAAGGTTCTTCATGTTCTACAAATTTAATCTCAAAGAAATTGCTAGTTATTGGGAAGTATATTAAATCTCCTTCTTGTGGTCTTTCTCCAACTTCAATAGTTGTACCCTTATCTAAAAGTAAGAACTGAGAAATTAAATCTGAAAATCTTTGTTGAGAGATTACCAAAGTTAATTCATCTGTTTGTCTAATACCAAACTTGGTCATTAAATCTCCACCACCTTGGAACCCATCAAAGTTCTCTAGGTAACCTTCTATAATATATGCATCATCAAATTCAGAAATACTTTCCTCATTAAAAACACCATCCTTCATAACCATCTTACGAGGACAGTAGAGGACATCCATCCCAAACATTTTAAGATGTTCTTCTACTAGGTTCTGTAATAGAAACTGTTCGTTTCTAGTACCATGAGTAAAGTATGTAGATCTTGCCATTATCCAATCATGTCTAGTGGTGGTGTCTCATATTGAGATATCATTTCCTCTTCTAGTTTTGCTACTTTCTCTTTACCTTCGTTGTATATAAACTCTCCGTTCATTGTAATTCCACCAGGCAACTGAGCTCCTTGAAACTTAATTAAGTTTGCACCCCACTGTCTTTGTATAAGTGCAGATACATATCTTTTCATCCAAAGATCATTGTAAACTGCAGATGTATTTGTAGGATCTAGTGCACGATAAACTTCAAGAACTAAGAAGTCTCCATCATTTACATCAGTTTTAAAATCTAAATCTAGATACAATCTATCTCCCCTCATCTGGAATCTAGTTTGTTTCTGTCCTTCTAAGAGATAGTAGATATCTTCTAGTCTTCTATTGACCATCTCATAGGTTAAAATTTCTGTGTTGGTTAGATCCCATAGATCATTCAATCTCCACTGATATCTAACATCAAATAAATTAGTTACATTCTTAGATTGGAATGGAAATACTTTTATAACACTAGTAACATGCTCAGGAACTTTAAGATAATTATTCTGTTCCTTCCAATCAACTGCTAGTGCTGATGATGTTGCAGCTGTTACTTGAGTAGTAGTGTCAGTTGTCATGGCATCAATCATAGCCTGATTAAACTGAACTTTTAGATGGGTTCTGATGTAACCATCCATATGTCTTTCATTGTAAAATTGGATAGCATCATCCACTAGATCAGATATCTGATCATCTTCAATATTAATTTCTAGAACAGGAGCACCGTTTTGACGCAATGCGTAGTCGATAAGTCCTTCTCTTGTTGATGGTGAGGCCATGTTATACAGGATTAACGTTGAATCTAATTCTTACATAATAAAGAGTATTCGCACTAAGCGTCACAGCATTAGGAAGAGTGTAAGATAATTTATTTACACTGTTGTCTCTAGACTCATGTACTATATTAGTAAATGTAGCTGCTGGTGAAAACTGCCAGAATGTTGATGTATGTTGGAAACCACTCTTCACTTGTGCAGTCAAAGCTGTAACAGTAGGATTAAATGCAGGTGTGATAGTTTGAATATCTGGTTGATCAACAAATGGAGTAGTGAATGTCGATGCATTTGAGTATGCACTTTGTAAACCATTCTGATCTCTGAACTTAACTTGAACTGAATACTGAGTATCAAATTCAAGAATTCCTACAGGCACTGTGAGACTAGTTTTGTTTGCACTATCTCCATTAAGATTTATATTATTAGTATCATAGACAGTTACGTTGTCACTAACTCTTCTAATTCTCCAGTAAGAAGAACTATGTGTTGAGCCTGCATATTCTTGAACGAATGGAGATGTAGTAATAACTGGTTGTCTTGATAAAGTTTTAGTAGTGTCTGGATCTATGAATGGTGTAACTGTAGTTGGAGAAGATACGAACTCTGATTCATTAACAGTTAAAGTAGCAGATGTAGATGTTACAGAAGTTGCATTAGTGTTTGATAGAACACAACGGAATTGTTCTGATGGATTAGTTGGATATGTTGTTGCGGGTGTTGTATATGACGCTGAGTTTGCACCATTAATAGCACTCCAATTTGCTCCACTATCAGTTGAGATCTGCCACTGATAAGAAATAACTCCACTTGTAATAGCAGCAGTTACACTGAAACTTGCAGTTTGTCCCTCAATAACAGCAGTGTTTTGAGGTTGTTGACTGATAGTGATAACACGTAATACAGTCTGTAATGCAAAACCAGATGTTATAGGTGCAGCTGATCCAACAAGAGATACGATACATTGGAAACGATCGTCATTATCATCAGCAAATACTAAAGTTCCAGTTGTATATGAGTCTGTTGTTCCACCTGTACCAGTAGAAACATTTGCATAGTTTGCACCACCATCATCAGATTTTTGCCACTGGTATGTTGGAGTTCCACTACTTGTTGATGCTGATACAGTGAAGTTACTGACTGAACCTTCATTAGATGTTACATTAGATGGTTGTGCTGTGATAGCAAATGTCCTTTCTACAGTCAGAGTTACAGCATTTGTATATGCTTTGACAGTTGCACCAACTGCATCTAACTCACAACGATACTGATCATTATGATCATCTGCGTATGTTGTGCCAGCAGTTGTATAACTTGAATTTGTTGCACCACCTATGTTTGACCAGTTGACTCCTCCATCATCTGATTTCTGCCATTGGAAACTTACGTTTGGACTATGATCTGATTGACTTTGAGCATTTTCTGATCCTCCTCCACCGCCAGGCGTTGTCCATGATTCCGTTTCATATGATGAAGATGCAGCATTACCACCAATGATTGACATGGTAACTGATCCAGTACAACTAAATGTTGCTGTAGCTGTTTCATTCACAGTTGCATCCTGTGGTTGATTTACAACATTAACAGTTACTGTCTCTACCTGTAAGGTAACAGCATTTGATGCTATCTGTGTAGCACCTGTACAAGACAATACACAACGGAATTGATTTGCATCGTAGGATGCATCCAATACAGGAGTTACATAAGTTGCTGTAGTTCCACCAGTTCCTGCAGATACATTATTCCAAGAAGCACCATTTGTATTTGATATCTGCCATTGGTATGTTATATCGTTAGCATCATTATCTGAAGTATTTGCTACAACATTGAATGTTCTTGTTCCACCAACAGCACCTGTAGTTCCTTGAGGTTGAGTGGTAATATTAATTGTTCTAGTTACGAACAATCTAGCAGCAGTTGAGATAACTTCAGATGCACCAGTGCAATTTAATTTAACTCTATAATAATCTCCATAATCTGCATCATATGTTGTGGCTCCAGTAGTATAACTTGATGTGGTAGCACTACCTATATTAGTGTATGTTGCACCATCACCATTTTCTGATTTCTCCCATTGGTAGGATAATGCTGCTCCATCTGCTACTGATGCAGTTACATTAAATGTACCAGCTGCAGGTGCAATAGGTGTTGCATTGCTTGGTTCAGCACTTATAGTAATCACTCTGAATACTGTTAGTGTGACAGCATTAGTATAAGCTGATGCCACTGCAGTGCTAGTATCTAACTTACAACGGAACTGATATGAATTTTTTCCATAGTCATCATTGACTGTCAATGTATTACTTGTCACGTTAGTATAACCACTACCTTCAGATAGGGCAGACCAGTTAGCACCACTGTCAGTAGATACTTCCCATTCATATGTAATGGTAGATCCGTCAGAACTGATAGCTGATATAGGACCAAATGTAGCACTTGTACCAGCACCTGCTTCTATACTTGCGTTACTAGGTTGTCCTGTAACTGTAATAAGAACACCAGTTCCTGCAGTCGTAAAACTGAATGCACGAGTATTGTTTGTTATTTGCTCAACTACAGTAAAGTTAAAGGTTGTATCAATATAATCTGATGTAACTGTACCACTCAATATACCCGTTGTGCTGTTTAATGAAAGACCTGAAGCACCAAGTGCGTCACCTGTAGTTGTATAAAGTTCGTAGGTCGGTTCATTAGCAAATGTCAGACCAGATAAACCAAGGTCAATACTAACACTAGCACCATTTGCAAATGGACTTCCAGTTATTGCACCAGAAGCTTGTGCCCATGTTACTGTAGTATCAACATAAGGGAAAAATGCTCCTCTCTTTTTAGTTAGAACATCAGTGTTAGCATCATATTTAAAGTCCACTCCACTATCTACTGGATAGTATTTTACATTATCATATACACTGGTGCCCTGTGCTTCTTGAGTATCAGTTTGAGATCTTAGTTGAGTAGAGGTAAAGACAACACCATCTGTACTTTCATGTGTTATTGCTTCCGAATCAATCAGTGCAAGATAGTTATTTGATCCACCACCAGTGGCACTAGCACTAGCATTACTAGCTGACTGAACGGTAATCGTATTATTGATTGCATCCTCAGCAGTTATGTTTAACCATCCACCTTGAGATAATCCAGAAATGTCTGTACCACCAAGAACAACACCACCTGAACTAGGATCAGTTTGAACTGTGATAGTTCCATTCATTGAGTTGTGATTAGAACACTGATAGTAATATGTGCCTGCAGTATTTGGTGTCCATGATACTGTTGCAGTTCCTGTAGATCCTTGTCCAGTAGCAGCTGGTGTACTTACTTGATTGCCAGTTCCAGTTCCCTGTACACTCTTAAGATAAAATGGATGAGAACCACTGACACCTGATAAGTTAAAATTGATAGTGTCTCCAACATATACAGTAACACCTACATTGTTTCCACCTACTCCACCATTTCTATCAGTTCCACTTAGTGTGTAATACGAAAATGAAGGAGCTGTTGTTGTTATATTGTATGTTACAGCGTTACCACTACCACCTTCTGTTGATCCTGTAGTTCTTAACTGAACCTTTTTACCAACATTACCAATGAAGTGACTGCTATCAGATGAGTTAAAGGAGATTTTTATATTCTGACTTCCACTGGTAACCTCGTATGGGTTAGTTGGTAGTTTTCTTTCTTCGATACTATTTGTTGGATAGAATTGAGTTACACCCTTTGTTATATCTCCAGTGTTACCAGTTCCCCTGATAAATTGTTTTCCTAGTGATGCAAAGTTATTAGTTGTTAGAGTATATCCATTCTTTCCAGCCCAACATGCCATGATACCTGCAACTAGAGGACATGAGAATGATGTACCACCAATAGTTGCATAGTTTGCAGTGCTATTATATGGTGTGTTTGCAGTCCAGTCATACTTAGGAAGACGAATATTTTTACCAGGTGCACAAACAGTAGCACCAGCACCATAGTTAGAAAAGTCTGCCCATCTATCATTATAGTCTGTAGCACCTACAGAAATCTTTGCTTGATCTACATCTACATTGTTTACACCACCAGTTGTGTTATCAGCATAACCAGCAGTTCTTGCTCCAACTACAACCTTAGACATCAAAGGTCCTGCAAAATTATCACCAGAGTCTTTAAATCCATTACCTGCAGATCTACAAATCAATATCCTTTGAGAAGCAGCTATGGTTCCTTCGATATCATCTAATACTTCTTCATCAGTTCCTGTGTCATCACCTGCATCATTTAGTTCAACATATGGATAAGACTGACTTGGAAGTCCTGAACCTATGGAAGTATTAACAATAGCTGGTCTGGTATTACCTTTATAGTTTGCATTACTACTATCATTATGATCTATGACTGCCTGATATGCATTTAATATAGCAGTATATGTACCACTACCTGAAGAGTTCAAGCATTTGAGTGCATATATTTTTGCATTAGATGCAAATCCACAGGTTCTACCTGCAGCTAAGATAGCACAATAAGTACCGTGATCATTATCATCTTCGTTGTTAGTACCATAATCACCAGAGTAATGTGGTAATTGGTACACTCTATAGTTCTGTTGTTCGGCAGTTCCGTTTAGATCAGTAACAAAATCTGGATCATACAATTCAGGATGTAGAGCTGCGTTGTTACCTGTTGGTCTACTTGCACCACGAACTCCGCTATCTAAGATATAGATATCAACTCCATCACCAGTGGCACCACTATTACTGTACTCACCATTCATATACTGTCTGTCTTGTTTGGTCAGTCTGTCTAAATGCCAAAAGTCATGTACGTTAAGTGTCCCATATCTGTTAGGAGAAGTATCATATCTTCCCATTCCAGCGTGGTTTAGGCAATAGTAAAATAAAACTGAAGGTGTAGATGAACCAAATACTACAGTTGTGTTAGCACCTGATTGTCCTGCAACTCCGTTATAGGTTACACCTGTTGAAAATTCTACACCGCCAGTTGTATATGATCCGTCAGGTGTAGTAGAAAATCTTATAGGATGGGTTGCATTACTAGGATGTGATTGATCAAAAATATATGTCGCACCTTGTAAGAAACCACTGAAGTATGAAGTGACGACAAAAGTAACATTATCACTTGAGAATGAATATACGTTTGATCCACTGCCTTGCCAGTTAGATGCAACTTGAACATATATTGTGTTCGTGCTTGATGCAGTAATATTTCTTGTATTCGTAGTAGCTTGTGAAACTACCTCCCCACTAGTCTGTACCTCTTCTCCCTGAGCAGACACAGCTCCAGAAGAATATGCTAGTTTATCCCAAAACGCTTTCTTAACAACATTAAGTGCATTGAGTTTCTCTAGTAAACCATTCTCATATTGTTCTGGACATTCCAATGAAAATGTCTTAAAACTTCTATATGCTTTATAATTGGTTAGGAAACCGTATAATTTTAGGATGGCAGCACATGCAGAATCCAAACTATAATTACCAGAAACCCTGATGACTACCTTCTTCATCCCATCTCGCAATTAGTCCTTCAGGTTTATTTATGCCTTTTTATTCATATCTACTTGTTTAAGTAATCTTGCAATTTCTGTCTCGTCAACAACCTTATCCATTCTTTCTACTGGTTTACAGAACTTTAAATCGTGACTTGCATCAAATACATATTTCTGTCTACAATGAGTTCTATCTCTTTCCACAATAATATGATAAGATTTACCATATACATTCTCTGTAAATCCTATTGCTACGATTGCCCTATTCTCATAAAGATCACCAACTTTATAAGGACAAGTCTCTGCAGTGCCATCAAAAGGAATATAGAACTGTGTAGAATTGACATGTTCTAACTTCCTAGCTTCACTAGATGGTATGTTTTTTCGATGCATTACTTTAACTCCAAGTTACATAGATCGTCTTGTTCACCAAAGGTACCAGAAAGAAATACATTAAATGATATACTATATCTCATTTGATCCAAATCATTTTTAGCAGTCTGATGTTTTAGATAACTGGGAAACAATAGTAGGTCTCCTTTATTTGGATTGATAATGCAATCAGTTACATTATAAAAATTTGGTTGAGCTACATCAGGAATAATCATCTTTGGTACTGGATCAAAAAACCTGATGGGAGGATAATTTATATCTTGAGGATAATATGCCCCAGATATAAAACTATTAGGATGTGAGTGAGTATGAATATATTCATTGGATGCACACCCTGTAGCCCACATAGTACTTATGCGAGGAAATATGTTTTTATATTCAAAAACATTAGCGAATGAATATTTTACTGCTTCTAGAAACATCCCAGATAATGTCCAGAACCTCTCATCCTGATGCAAATTAGTCTTAGAAATAGAGAAACCATCTCCATCTTCTAAAACTTTTTTAATATCCTCTTGTACTTTTTGATGATCAATACCAATATCACAGACCACTAGGGTCTGTGGAAACATACTGAATACTGTTTTAATCACCTACTTTAACTTCACCTTCTTCTTTTTGAGACATAGTTAGTGCTTCTATTGCACCCTCTAATCTCAATACCTGTTCTTTTCTTTGACTGAGTTGTTTTTCAAGTTCAACAATAGTAGCCTTTTGCTCTACCAATTGACCATTAAACTCTTTGATCATGTCTGGGATTTCCATAGTTTAAAATAATAACTGTTATATTTAGAAGTGCTCTGCACCATCGACTATACCATAGTCTAACACAATATTGCCAGAAATGCTAACTCGTGGTATTCCAGAGAACCCCTTGAATGGATATACTACATGGTTTACCCATGCAGGAAATAATATTACTTGACCTTCTATACCTTTTTCAACATTGATTAATTTATTAAACATAGAGAATGGATCTGAGAATTCTGTAAATCCATTCTTTACATGTTGTGGTAGAACGTCAGGTTCTAATTTACATTGATCCTCATGTGTATATGGCACACTCATGTATACAACAAAACTAAACAACCCAGTATGTTGATGTAAAGGTTGATAAGAATTTGAATACATTTCATTTCTCCAAAGATCCACCAACTTAAATGGTGTCCTAGGTGGAGTGTTCTGTCTGATCTGATGAAATACAGGAGCAGTTGCACATTCTCTAGCAAAAGCCTCTGATAAACAAATTATATAATCCTCAAACAAAGGTGCTTTACTTATTCCTAGTTTGTATTCGTCTGGGAATACTCCAACTAATTTATCTCCATGGTGACCACCATTCTTTAAATTATTCAGTTCTTCAAAAATATCCTCTGGAAGTTGACTGTACATCAAACAAGGATAATCAAAATGATAATTTATATTCATGTAATCATCTTATAGTTTGGTTTTATAGATTTATCTGGATGCTCATCCCATCCTTCTTTAGTTAGGATGTCCATTGCAATTGTTATTCTTTCAAATGGATGATCATGTTTATCTGTCCAATGCACTAAATGGTTTGGAAACATAAAAATTTCACCTGGTTTATTTGCAAACCCCTTAACTACTTGTTTGTTAAATGGGTTAGAATAATATGTACCAGTTCTATTTGCAGCGATGGTTAGGTGTGCACCTATAAAACTATCTTTATAAGAACTATGCCAATGAGGTAATATTTGTTCTCCAGATCTCATTACGTTTGCCCAACACTGAGAGTAGTATTGTTCCTCTCTATGGTTGAACCCATCTACTTGTCCGCAACCAATATCCCACAATCCTTCATCATGCATGTATTGCCCCATGGCTGCACAACCTCTGTTGATTGTATCTCTTAATGTATTGACCCATGGCTCATCCCATTCCCATACACTAAACGCACTAAATTTTGCAGTGAGACTATCTCCTCCAAGACCAGTGCCACCATCATTAGTGACATCTTTGAAGTCATGTATTATCTCTTTTTCTCTTCTTAGAATACTTTCTCCTATTTCTTTACACTCGTCTCTAGTAAATACTGTTTCAGTATAGAAAGGAAAGTTCCAATTAGGTGCAAAAGGAGTTCTAGGAAACTCAGATTTCCATTCAATAATAGGCATTATTCAGCTTGATATAAATTCCAAGTAGCTAGTTTTGCTTGAGATGATGCTGCATTGCAAGGTCCTATAGGAATACAATTAAAACTAATTGACCATCTCGAAAATTCTTGTACATGGTTCAACGTACCATGCTTCAACCAACTAGGAAATAATAATAACTTTCCAGCTTCAGGTATCATCCCCCATTGTTCAGGAGTTTTTTGTGGATCCACACTGTATAGTTTTATCATACCCTCTCGTCTTTTATCTACAGGATCACAGAACATAGTGGGTGCACCATCAGTCAGATAGAATACACCACTGATATATGACATTGGGTGATGATGTATCTCATGTTTACCTGCCTTGAAACCAGGCGACAGGTTAGCCCACATGATACTAATATCTAATTTTTCACATTCATATTCATAATGTGATCTATATTGCTCTACGCAATCCTCAAAGAAATCTGTTATCTCTTTATACCTAGGATCTTTATGCAAATCATGTCGAGTTTGCCAAACTCTTTCTGGATGTTCGGGTTGTGCTTGATTTACATTGATATAATCTTCTTCTTCCAGATTAGATATAATCTGTTTAAAATCAAACTCCGCTTTAAACACATGTACAGGTGTCGGAAAGATATTGTATATGTCCATATTAATATGATATAGAAAGTGTCATTCTTGGTGTGTTAAGATACTTACCTTTTTCCATAAAGGCAGTATGGAAACATGCTCCTTCATACAGATTAAATCTATTGAATTTATGTTCATCTAGATGGTATCTGATATATTTAGTGTTCTCCACAATGGGTTGATATACGTCCATATCCATTCTTTGAGGTGTGAAAGCATACCTTGATTTTCTGTACATACATGTACTAGGATGAAAACTTTCCTCTCCTGTCTCCTTCAATCTATAGAACGATGTCCCCGTATCACCTTCTATCTCATCATCAAAGTTTAAACATATATTACCTGCAAGAGAAGAGTCATCACAGTGTGGCCAATTAGATTGTTTGAATACGTTTCTGTCACCAAATATTCTCTGAAAGGAGTAATTAATAAACCTTCCACCATATCCAAATTCTACTTGTGCTATCTTTTTAATTGTTTCTTCTAATTCTTTTATCTGAAAAGAAAGATAAGTCTGATAACCAGGATAGAAACCTGCTTTGGCATCCCATGCAGTAGGTTTCATAGATGGGTTTGGTATAAACTGTTGTGGTATATCCATTAAAAAATCACGTATCTTTTCTGGATACGCGAAAAAATTGTCAATAGACACAATACGATTTTTGTGATTACCAACATCGTAAGTGGTTACATTTATACCACTGTTTACTTCAAATATTCTATCGTCAAATACCTTAAGAGGAAGAGTTGATTGCTCCTGGTCTGGGGACTGATTCATCTTTTTCACAAAGTGCCAAGAAATCCTTGACTTGAACTTCTGACATTATAGCACCTAATGGCCATCTATGCAAAGCCGTAGGTGCAACACCTGTACTGCATACTACATCTTTATTCTCTGCATCAGATATCCATGTCTCTATTGGTAGTGTAGACCACAACCAAGTGCCAATATCATATGTTGGTAAAGTTTCTGCTAACCAAGTAGCACACGCAGTGCACTGACTATCAGTTAGTATGAGAAGTCTTTTTGTTCCACCTTCTAGCCATGCCTTTGCATCTGTATATGATGTAAAAGCTGAAGTTCTAGCTGCCATAATTAACCACCACTAATCTTTGTCACTTCACAGTATCCCTGATTTGCAGGTGTTGCTGCATTTCCATTATGGTTTGCACCACTTTGTCCAAGCTTGTTGATACCGTTATTGATGGATCCTCCACCTTGTCCACCATGATATGAGGAGTATTGTACTTCACAACCTCCACCGTTGTAGCCACCGCCACCTCCACCTGAGATGAAACAGTTACCGTGACCACCGCCACCGCCACCAAATCCACCGAAGGAATCACTTTGGTTTGCTGTGCCACCTAGAGAACCATCCATATAAGATTGTCCAGCTCTAGTTTCACTCCATGTTGGGTTTTGTGAATAACTAAATCCACCTCCATAGAAACCACCACCAGGATTACCTCTGTTAGATCCACTCAATGCTCTATCGCCAGCATATCCTCCAGTACCACCTCTGCCTGCACGACCATCTAGTCCATTTATAGAAGCACTACCATCTTTTCCACAAGCACCTGTAGTAGTATTTTGAGTTCTATCTCCACAACCTTGACTGTTAAATGATCCATTACTAGCACCGCCACCACCTGCAGCAATTAAAAGAATGTCGGATACATTGTTTCCACTTGCCTTGACGACATAAGTTCCACCGCCACCACCGCAGTCGCAATCCTCATAGTTAGGACCTACACCACCAGAACCACATAATACATTAATAACTTCTCCTTGTTCTAGGAAAAAATCTCCTTGTATACGAGCTCCCCCTCCACCTGTGTAGTTATTATTAGTTCCACCCTGTGCACCATATGCATTAAATCTATACCATCCAGATGAGGGAACTGACCAAGCTTGTCTACCACCACTAAGTGAAATGTTTCCGCTAAGTGGACTACTGTTATAGTAAGAACCTACAGATGTAGGAGCTGTTCTACTTGGACTACTGAAGAGAGAATAAAAAGTTGCAGTGAAAGGTGATAATACACCTCCTATAGCATGCCAAAGACCATTAGCATAAACTTCTAGTTGACTTATAGAATTATTGTATCTAAGATCTCCCTCACGTGGTGAACTAGGTCTTTGACCTGTTGAACCAACAGGAAGTTTTACCGCCCCAGTCGTATTGAATGACGGATCTCCAGAAATGTTACCAGTATTAAGAGTTGACATAACCTTATTTATTCTCCGTGGTCAGGTTCCATAGCTGTTTGTTCCCATGCGTAAGAAGAAGGAATGGGAGGTTTTGGATATTTATCTTTGACTGCTTTTACTTTTGCATTATAAGCTGTCATTTTACTATCGTCTCCTAGAGACTGATGATAGATTGCATCACCAAGATCACCTGCAGAGGGGTACTCAGATTTTCTAAGAGTATAACACTCTTCAATAAGACCACGAAGGATCATCTCCTTAGCAGTATCATCTGAAACTCCTTGATCAGGATTGAGGGCAGCTTCATACCCACTCTGATCGTCTTTCCATGCAAGATAGTTCGAGGTAATAGTCATCTTAACATTCAAAGTATACGTGTGCGTTCATAATTCTGTGGTTCTCACTAGAATACTCAAATCCACATGAGGGGTCACATGTTGATCCAGTAGACCATCCTTGGTATCCACCATGTGAATTCCATTGCCAACTGAAACTTCTACCACAGTTATTACCTGGACCGTAATTAGTATCAGTCCAAGAAGAAGTATTGTTGTCACTATTAGATGCAGAACCTGCACCCCAGAAAGATCCATACCTAGCCCAGTTCATATTTGGTCTCCCTCCAGGACCATTACAATGGTTCCATTGGAAACTTGCTGCAGTGGTTGCGACAAAGGTATAAGAGTCGTTAACACATTGTCTGTTAACCAACATTTTATTATTTAACCAGTTTCCACCTATAAGAGAGTTAACCCAATCAGAAGGTGCAGCTGCAATATTTCCATTATCATTTAGATATGAAGAATCTAACTTGTCGTAATTATATCCTGCATATGCCCATTTGTTTTGATAACTTTCTCTACCTCTCTGTACTAACACCCATGCTTTATTAGAAGCAACAGGAGAACTGAAATTTGTATAGCATTGTATAGCAAAGTTTGCACCATTTGGTTGATACCAATAATCACCACTGGTTGATATACCAATAGATCTTAGTTCTTGTCCATTAGCAACAGGATTACTTTCTGACTCACCTAGACCACCAGACTTAGATGCTTCTAACCATCTCTGTCCAGTCCAAAATCTTAACATTTTGTTTGTGGTGTCATAAACAAGTTCTCCTTCACTAACACCGCTAGATGGAAGGCTTCCAAATGCAAACTGCGGAAGTCTAAATCTGTTAGCAACATACAACCCACCATTTCCCTCAAGGGTAGCAGCAGTAGTACCTGCAAGATTTTGTAGAGTGTCTATTCTTAAAATACTAGCCATGATTAAGCGTCCTCAGTTACAGTTATATCAGTCCATGTAACACTGTACATGTCACCTTGTTGTTTAAGCATATCATCTCTCCAGTCATTCCATTCAGATTCATCTAAAGAATTATCTTCTCCATTGATTTCTTTCTGCCATGTAACACTGTGTAAAAATGTATTTGAATCATCATAAAATTTCATGATAAATTTTAAGTTACCATGCTGATCAGTAGTAGTTCTATTTTTCTTAATAATACACTTCATTTTACATACATAGCTCCATAATTATGATGGTCTCCACCAGAACTATACCAATAAGGTGCATCCTGATAAGGACCGCCAGCAAACATGTTTCCTGACCAACAAGCATTGTACCACCATGGATTTGCATTATATAAGTTGGCACAGTTACCACCATATGTATCATTGTCATCATCGGTGGTAGTAAAGTTATAACCATATGAACCGTAGACAGTCCAATAATCATATTGTCCAGATCCAGGCGATCCTAATTCTACGACCTCACCACTAGCTCCAGATGCTGCAAAGCTATTGACCCATGCACCATTCCAGTTCCAATATTCACGTTTACTATGACCACCAGTATTACCTAATTCCATAGCACTAGTAGCTACAAATTGAGCAACTTGTCCAGTGCCAGGATTATCAGCAATAATAGAAGACCACATTGGAAGACCCATGCACATATTAAATGCACCTAAGTTCTTTCCATCCCCATACTCTCCTCTGTAGTTAACCTGATATGCAGTTCCATTAGCATAGGTTAAACCAGTCATTCCTTGAGTTCCCCTTCTATTACATAGAACTAGAACCCAACCACCACTACGATATACTGTATCAATCCAGACGTTAGTAGAAACACCATTAATATCTAACCAATACCAACCTGTTGTGGCATTTGGATTTATTGTAAGAAGATCAGTAGATTTAGCTAGAGGTGCATCTGATCTAGTACCAGTTGCAGCATTAGCAAGAGCCACCCAACCATCTTGAATATAAGTTTCTAATTGACCAATAGTTGTATTATAATACAATTCACCATTTGCAGGAGAACTAGGTCTATTAGATGTAGTCCCTTGTGGAATTTTTAATCTTCCATCGACTTGAAAAGTATGACCACTAGGAACCCTTACAGTATTACTGTAGGTCGAAAATCCTTGCAAATCATGTAACGATAAAGTACTCATCTTTCTATACTACACTCCATGTACCACCATCATTTACAGTTATGGTTACGCCATTATTTATAGTGATTGGACCAGCGGTCATACAATTATCTGAGGAAGTAATTGTAATGCTTTCACTACATGTATTTCTATTTCTCTTGAATACACCGTAACTATCTATCCACTGTTTATCACCTGATGCTCTTAGAACTGTGCTCTTCTGTCCAGATGATAAACTCTCACTTGCATTCAAGTTAATACCATTTAACTGGTTAACTTGTAAACCATATGTTGATTGTGTTGTATCACCACCTGAGTAGAATGTCCAACAACCACTAGAATCAAGAGATCCAATACCACCGTCACTATCATTTCTATAGAAGAAATCAGTACCAGTTCTCATGTATGTAGCAGCATTATTAGCAAAGTAGAATCTTGGTTGACCCTCAGAACTGCTTCTCCATCCGTTAATTTGAGCAGAGAAATATGGTAGGTTAGTTGCACTATAACCATCAAGTAAGTCTGCGTTTAGGTTAGTAACAACTGTTGTTGAAGCAACTACAAATGGTGCAGTTCCTTGTGCAACTCTTGATTTAACCTGTCCAAAGAAGTGGAATGTAGGATCATTATAACGATACTTAGCAACTCTACTATCTACACCATTGTCTCTTCTGTAGAATGTGATATCATCACCTTGCTCAGAACCAAATGAGGCTGGAGAATTATCTCCATTGTATGCAATACCACCACCATAGACATTTGATTGTCCAATGTATAAGTAACCTGTACCTTGGTTATTACCGTATGCTTCAAAACCACACTGATAAGAGTCACCTGCGTGTGCTCTAACGTATGTGTTAGCAGATCTACTAGTGGTTCCAAAGATGGCATCTCCAGTAGACTCTATTGAGGTAGCTGGATCGCTATCACCAATACCTATACGTCCGTTACGGAAGTATACGTTGTTGTATGATAGATATGTACCATTCCATCCAAAGGAGTTGGTGTCATTACCAAATCTTATAAAACCTGAGTTTGAATCATTTTTACCCTTAATGGATAGAGCATTAGTGGTTGCCTTACCTAGAGTAATACCATTGCTATCTGCAAGATCAAGTATTGAAGTACCTGTGTTTGCAAACGTACCTTGGTCAGCAGTTAAATCAGAGATTGTTAAGTTACCTGATGCATCTCTACGTGCAATTGTATTTGCAGTAGCAGTTGTTGCTTGTGTAAATCCATCTAGGTAATGAGCGTCTAGCTGAGATGATGAGCCATCGTTACCTGCATGCCATATAGTATTACCATTGACAGTTAAGTCACCTGCATTAAATCTTAGAGTACCATTTCCATCGTTACTGTTACCACCAGAGACGATCATTTGAACGTCATAGTTTGCGGCTGAACCACTAGAACGGAAATCTAATGTTGGAGTTGTAGAGACTGATGATTTACCAATCTGTAATTTAGCACCAGCTGCAGCATCTGTCATGCTAACCAGTGTGCTAGAACCACTGTTAATTAAATTAGATGATGATACAGTCCACTTAGTGCCAGGATTAGGACCGAAGACATATATGTTTGCGTTAGTATTGCTACCAACAAAGTTAATTGTACCTGTAACTAATGAATATATTTCACCAGATGTATGAGTAAGTTCTTGAACACCGTTAGCATCAACTACGATTGAACCGATGTTATTTGTTGCACCAACATCTGAGTAGATAGTAAATGTTCCACCGTTAGTAATATTACCACCAGCACCAGTAGCACAGTGGAAGTTAGGAATGTAAAGTGTATATTTTAAACCACTATCATTAAGATAGAAATTCTCAAATACAATCTTGTTCTGACCAAGAACTTCTGGTAAGAACATGTCACCGATAGGATGAATTCCTGCACGAGTGTCACCTACGTTATAACCAGACTGATACCATAGTCCTTGTGAACCATCTAATTTATCAGCATCTAATCCACTGCCAGAACCATCATTAAATCCAGACCAGATCTTATACCAGTTACCATATACAGCGTTACCACCAGAGTTACCTCTTAACCAAAGATTATCATTATCTGTGAATGCAAGTTGTATTGCAGCACTACCAGTTGCTTCACGTCTGTATGTAAGAATACCATGTGTAGTTCCACCATCTGTTAGACCAGTAGCAGCGTTATTTCTTAGTGCAGCACCAAGACCATTTGCAGCTTGTGCAGGAGATGGGTTTGATGTAAGTGATGAGGTCTCGTTAAAGATTCTGTTTGCGGTGTCAGCAGTACCAGATATAGAAATTGCATATATTTGGTTTGCAAGTCTTGCAGCTGGTAATGTTCCTTGAGATAGGTTAGATGCGTTTGTATAGAAACCACCGTCGTTACCATCTAGTTTGTCAGCATTAAGTTCTGAACCAGGACCTTGGTCAATTCTTACTTGTCCATCATTGTCAATGATAAATCCACCTTCATCTTGATTACCAAGTGCTTGGTTTGCAACATCTTTTCTAAATCTGAATACACCGTAGTTACCAAATGTTGTTGCATTAGGAGTTAAGTTATCACCCTTTCTAATATCAATTTCGATGTTACCAAATGCACGGTTGATAGTTCCCTTAACAGCAGTCAATGCACCAGAACTACCACCACCAAGTTCAGATGGTATTACAACACTAAATCCAGCAGTATATCCTGTACCAGAGTCAGTTACAGTAGCAGATGTGATGACACCACCTGAAACAACATATGTTGCTCTTGCAACACCATCAGCAGAAACGCTAACGTTACCACCCTCTAGTGGTAAGTTTTGATAAGTTCCATCTGTGTATCCTGTACCACCGTTTGTAATTGTGATGCTGTCAATATAAGAACTATCAGTTACAGATCCAGTAACTAATATCGCATCTTGTGTAGTAGGTCTAATTGACTGTAATGCATACTCCCATGATGAATCACCACGTAAGAATGTAAAGGAGTTTGCAGTACCCTTACTTGCCATCCTTTCTGGGTCAATAGTACCTGCAACAATATTAGAAGCATCAATGTTTGTTGATGTTAACTGTGTCCAGTTAGCAGCTGTAGATGCTGAAGTATTGATAACTCTGGATAGATCAATAATTCTCTTACGATTGAAGTTACCAGATGTGGTGCCAGAAGTCGTTGCAGTTACTGAATACTGATTAGAGTTGATTAAAGATATTGTATAGAAACCATCAGCAGCTGTACCACTTGTAAAGTCTAAGTAAACAAGAGATGCATTAGATAGATTATGTGTATTTTCAGTGACAGTAATGGTAGTGCCAGTCTGACTGTAAGTACCTGTTCCTAGATTTGCAAGAGCTTGATCAAGAATAAAGTCACCTGCATCAAACTTAATAGCATTTGCAATATTAATATTAACTCTACCTTCAATCTGAGCAGCAACTACTGCGTTATTGGATGCACCGCCAGGTGATGTTTGTACTTGTACAGTTGGTTGATTATAGTATCCTTTACCTGGATTAGTAATGGTAACTTTAGTAACTACACCACTTGTTACATTAGCAGTAGCAGCAGCTTGAACACCATTACTGGTATCATCAGGTGCAGATATTGTTAGTGCAAAATCACCAGCGTATTGTGAACCACCATCACTGATAATAAAGTTAAAGATTAAACCATCATTGTAGTTTGTTACAGTACCACGAGCAGTAGTAGAACTACCTGCAATAATATCACCGTTAGTAAATTGGAATGCACTGTTAGGTGTAAATGCTAAGAACTGACTTTCAAGATCATTTTCAAGAATATATGAAACAGCAGTACCTGCAGTCTCAAATGAATGTGTACCTGAACCTTGACCACTTAAAGGAACAGCCTGACCATTAGTTGCATTAGATGTAGTTGTTGCAAGCTTGATTGTGTTGTCATCAACCTTGATAACATAGTAAACAGTTGCGGTTGATAATCCACCAATTGCTGTAGTACCCGCAGTGTATGTTAATTGATCTCCAGTTGAAACTCCATGATTTGTAATGGTGATCTGATTGTTAGATGTATTAACAGATGCAGGTGCAACACTAAATGTAGTAGAAGTTGTTTCAATAGCAATGTCACCAGCATTTGCGTCTTCAATTGCTAGTCTTTCTGCTGTAGATGCAACAGAAGTAATATTGAATGGACGTAATGCAGGTATCTGATCAATATTGATCTTACCATTTGATGTCAACTGAACAAGGGCAGATGGAACTGCGTTTGTTGAGAATGGTTGGTTTAGATATGGTCCTAGGTTGTTTGAAATATAATCTCTAACAGATGCCTGTGTAGGTAACAGTGCATCTGATGCGAATGTTCCACCTAAGTTGTCATCATCAGAGAAACCAGTAATCGTGATAGCACCACCAACGATCTTAATAGATGATAGTTCAGAGATACTAACAGTACCAACGAAACTAATAGCACCAGTTCTGTTGAAGATAGTAACAAAATTACCAACCTTGAAATCACCAAACTCGTTAGTACCTGATGTATAAACTTGTCCAAAGTTTTGTTCTGCAGCTTCAAATGCAGACCCTAAACCAAATCCACCGTTCTGTGGTAGAGCAGCATAGGTATTACCTGATCCAGAGAATTCCCAAGTGTGTGATGATGAGTTACATACAGATGGTCTATGGAATCTAATTGTTTTACCTACAAGACCATTTAAGTTACCAGCAGCATAACTGTATACAGTTCCATTGCTACTATCAGTGTAACTCATGGATATGTTAGTTGTTATCTTAGCAACAATCTGTGAGCCAGGAGCACCACTAATAACATTAGTTTCTAAGATAATAGTTTCAACAGCAGGGTTGGTTAACGTTGTACCATCAATCTTAATAATATAATCTTCAACAGGAATGTTAGTTAGAGTTGTACCAGAAACCTGAATAACTTGTCTACCTGTTGGAACTCCATTTCCATCAACATCATTTACAACACTATCAATAACACCAACGTCAAATGAGTATGCTTCTGCCCTGAATCCAGTTGCACGAAGAGAGAACGTTCCGAAGTTGGATGCAGAGTTGGTTACAGAAGCATAACCACCAGACTGTACAAGAATACCATCTTGACAGAAGATAGCAAACACAGAAACTAACTGTGTGTAACCATCGTTAGTAACGTTATACGCAGTACCACCAAAACATATAATGGTGAATGCGTTTGCAACCATTGACTTACCTTGTGGGTCAAACTGTGCAACTGTATTTCCTTGTGCGTTCTGTTTTAAACCAGGTCTAGGTACGTTAGGTGTAGCAACCTTAGCACCATCAATCTCACAACCAGAACCACCAAGGAATGATATAAGTGAAGAGTTCTGAATGTAAGGAGATGCTTCAATAACTGGAAGATCTAGGAAT